GTCTCTGTCAGAGAATAAAGGACTCCAAAGACAGAAGTAGATAATGGAGCGGTGGCCGCATTCAAGGCTGAGCGGGAGCAAGAGCTTCTGAAGCTACAAGCGGAGGCGACACAAGCCAGAATAAACGGGGACTTTGATGAGTTCGAGCGCATCATCATGGAGATTGCTGACAAGCAAATTGAAGTCTCCCCCGAAACAAGAAAAGCTGTAGACAACTTCAAGCGCGGAAAGGTAGCCGCTGAAACACGATCTTCTGACACTGGCGATAAGTTGCTCATCGTCAAATCAAAAGAAGATGGCCAAGTCAGGATGATGACCCCCAGACAAGCTGAAAACGGCAAGAGTCTGAAAGACATCATTGGCCAGAAAGCCGATAGCCCGCGATCTAATCCAGACAACTGGATAATCAAGTACGCCCCACGCGATCAATACACCAGAGGACAAGACAACCTAGTTGCTTTGTTCGATAGCTTGCCAGAAGAGACATCTGTCCCAAGCCAGAGCACGGGGGCTAACCCATCAAGGCAAGCGGCAACAGAGACAATCACCATAGAAGAGGCACAGAAAACCCGCCTCTTTAATGAAGAAGGCGCTCTGCCCAGTGATGCCGAAGATGTTGCCGCTCTCAGGAGCGCGGTAGAGCTAGCCCTAGACTCTGATCTCCTTGGTGGGAGCTTTGATGTCGAAACTTTGATTCAAGGCGCAACACTGCACGACGCAGACATGATTTTAGGGTCGCTTAATAATTTACGCTGGTTGCAGATGACAGGCCCACGCTTCGAGATGGCGGTCAACACGATTAACAACTTAGAAAGGTTAATCGCTCGCCGTGCTCCCGAAGGAATACAAAGAAACACCACGAACCTTGAAGAGTCTGTTGCCAGCCTAGAGGCCGTGCTTGGTTCTCACGAATCAGAAACGATTGCCATGGCAAAAAGCATGCTGTCTCAGCTTGCGGGTGGTAAAAAGCCAATTTTCGTAAACTTGCACCCCAACCGCATGGACGCCGACACGTCTCTCGGCAGGTATGACGGCCAAACTGGAGAGGTACAGCTTAATCCAAAATTGGCTAACAATGCGGTTCCGCAGGTAGAGACCGTATTCCACGAGACGGGCCATTGGGTGTATCACAATATCTTGACCCCAGCAGACAGGGCTGAGTTCTGGGGCTACATGAAAAAGTATTATGTAGACGGAAAGCCGGACATAAAGAAAATTAAAGAAAGCCTGTATTTAACTGGTGATGACGTAATAAGCAACTCAATCATAGGGCCACAAGAGTTTTTTGCTAATCAGTTCGCAATGTGGGTCGGCAGAAAGAGAGTGCCAGAAGCGGCAGAAGAATCTTTCTGGAGAAGGATGGCGTCCTACATCAAAAATGTTTTTGAACGCTATGCCTTTGGCGCCCAGATAGACCCAGACCTTGAGAGACTTTTTGCCAAGGCTTTGCCAGATAAGGTTGAGTCGGCTAGAGCAAAAGGCATGACAGGCCCACCCCAAACTGAGGCCGGAAAAATATGGCACGGCAGGGTAAGACAGATGCGAGAGCTTATGGCGGACATGGACGACGCCATAACCAGAGACAGTGCTGACGGCATAATAAATGCCGCAGACCAAATGCAAATGTTCATGCTGTCTATAGCTCAGAGATACAAGAACAGCAAAGGCCCATACAGAACAGGCAGTCTTGAGCCGATCAAGAGAAACCCTGCGCTATGGACTGCCATCCATAATCGTGTAGACAATATAGACGAGATACGTGGAGGCAAAAACTACGACTACGACTCTCTCGGAGATGATGCGGCCAGAAACGAGCTAGGCTACGAAGACCTTGTGGATATGTCTATTGGGGACATACAAGATCAGGCAGACAAGATAAAAGCCCTTTACCTTGATGGATACGGGGATGTCTTCTTCCCCGCTCTGGCCGAAAGAGCGTCAGACGGAAAGATAATAGAAGGTGGCAAAACCTTTGATCCGGCAGGCGGACGAACCGCAATCAGGAGTATCTTCCAGAGAGTAGAAGACTCGCTAGCCGCCGCCTACTACAAGGTAGAAGACGGTAGCATCATGCCGGGACACACTCCGAAGTGGAAACGAGGCAAGCCAACCGACAGTGGCAGTAAAAAGAAGAGGGAAAGAGAATCTTCTGCTGTAACTGCGATGGCGAAGAATGACGCCAAGCAGAAGAAAAAGCCTGCCGCAGAAAAGAAAAAGACAAAGGTAGACAAGCAGACCGCAGATAGCTCTAAGTCTATGAAAGACGACGAGCTTAGAAGAAAGTTCCTAGAGCATCGTGGTACAGACTACGGCGATCAGCTTGCTGATGAGATTGTGCGCAGAGAAAAAACTGGGCCAATACTCAAGAAGGTTCCCGTGGCCAAAAAATACAAGGACATGTACGAGCCAGAGCTTCTGGACGAGCTTATGGATGCTCTTGGTCGGGGAGACTCGAAGGTAGCGGACGAAATATCTTTTGAGGTCAGAAGGCGTAGGGCCAACAAAGCTCTCAAGAAAGGCGCTGACTCCAAGGAAGATTACAAAAAAGTTCAGATCACCCCTGTCTTTTATTCCAAGCTGGAGATCGTAAAAGAAGCCGCAGACTCAACGGGCGTGTCTTCTGCTCGTGGCATACCTGCAAATTCCAGAGCATCAATCAAAAACCTTCTGTCTTACATTACGCACAGGGAGCCGGAGATAGAGTACGGAGCTAGAACTCTGGCGTATCGAATGCTTAACCTCATGGGCAAGACCAACAGGTTCTTGGACGGAAAGCTGAACGTGGTGGACGCAGATACCGTTGCTCGTCTGTCTGGTATGCCAAGCTCTGAGTCTGGAGCGACTGTATTCGCAGACTATAGGTCTCCAGAGTTTAAAAAGTTCAGAACAGATATGAGGCAGGTCGCTATTGGTCTAAACAAAGGCAACGTGTCTCCATTTGAGGTTGTAAAAAGCGTTGCTGAAGCGGTGATGCGTAGCGATGTTCTTAGCGCAGACGAACAGTTTGCAATTAAGAACGCATACTTTGCATTGCCTGACTCCGAAAAAGACAGATTGTTTGCTTCCTACGCCCAGAAGTATGGCACTAGGGAGCGACCGTTAGAGGACTTGCTGGCCTCAGAATACATGTCTGAACAGCTAACCCTTTACATGGCAGAACGTGTAGCAAAAGGCGACATATACCAAGCTGTTGCTACAGGAGACATCGGCGCAATCCAGTTCAAAGGTACTATCGAAAGAGCCTTAGACAGAATTGTTGAGTACGTTGCCTACCTCGTGAATGGCTTGGTTGGTAGAGACGACATCAAGCAACAGTTCAGAAGAATTTTCCTGTACGGAAACATGCTAGATGGCGCGCTTTCTCCGAAGGCATATCCTCCGATGCAAAGAGCCGGTGCTGGAATATACAACGCAACCAGCGCGCAGAATTTTGTCAGAGACACCTTCAGAGCGCGTAGTCAAACAGCACAGGCAAACATAAGAGAGTATCAAGGTAGCTTTGCCACTCAGATACCAAATAAGTATTTGAAAAACTTTAGGGAGCCTGTGGTTGTCTTCCATGCTACGCCGAGCGGCAAGCGCCTAAATCATCTGGACAATCCAGACGTACAGCTTCAGCCCAGCAGGCAGGGCAATCATGGCGCTGGAAACTACTTCTCTTTCTCCGCTACAGCGGCCCATGATGTCTATGCTCTGAGACCAACCCGCGATGGCTATAGAAATATGATCCAGCGTCTTCCGGGCGACGAGTATCCTCCAGAGCTAAAAGACGGACTGACGGAGACAGCAGATTACCTTTCTGAGCTACAGAGAGGTCTCGCCATAGACAGGAATGTCTACTCTAATCTTCTGGTTGATTTTGAAGGTGCATACAGAGAAGGCCAGCTAGACCGCTACTACGGTTATGCGTTTTCGGCAGGAGAAGGCGGCGGAGATATGACGGGTTTGATGCCATCAAACCCTTACAGGACTTACGAACAAGTTCTTGCCGCAAGAGACGACATACTAGAAGACTTTGGACAGATCATTGCCTACAGGGCGGATAGGGTAAAAGAGCTAGAAGAAAACCTTGCTGAGTTTGACATCGTTGTTGATCCAATGGTCATACCCGTATACCCAGCGGCCCAGAAAGTTGCCAACTTCACTCCAGAATCCATGCATAGATTGGGAGAGGACAGCGGGCTTTTTGCAGATATGCTGGTTCGTCTTGAGAACAGCGAGGAAATATCAGATCGTCAGATAAGTAATCTCCTAAGCAAGTTAAGCTCAAAGGGAGACAGCTTCTCAGCAGAGCAGTTCTATGACGAAGCACTGTCTTTGTTCCAAGGAACTCACAGCATGCGGGCTGACAAGTTCAACATCATGCTGAAAGAAGCTGGCTACGACTCGCTAATATATGTCCACTCCAACAGCGTTCCGCATGAGGGAGTAAACGAGTTTAGAAGCCCGTCAGGCCAAATAATTCCTGTCTCTGCTAGAAATGTAGACCATCTTGCTCTGGTTATCTTTGACTCTCCAGAAGCGATCTTCGGGCAAAAGACAAACACAAAGTTCAAGCACACGAACTCAACGGAGTTTGACATTGATGAGAGCAGGCTGTTCGGCAGGGGCGATGCGCCACTGCCTCGCGGTGTTGCTGGCCACATTGCTGGCCTAGCCTCAGAAGGAAAGATAAAAGACATTGGCGATGTAGATGTCGGTTCCTTTGCTGAAGCCATAGAAGTTGCTGGCTCTAACGAGATGGCTCAAGTTGTTCAGACTCTTGCTAGAAAGAGAAACCTTAACGACGAGGAAATTGCAGAGCTAGGCAGTTTCTCTCCGGTTAAATTTATCGGTCGATCTTCTGAGCGCATGAACAAGATGGGGCTGAAGTGGCTTGGCTCTTGGTACAGAGATGTCTACCCAGACATTAGTCAGCGTTTTGCCAAAAAGTATTTTCCTCTCATGCACTCACTCAATCGCTTGCCAGATGCACAAGGCAAGGGAAAGAGGTGGGCAAGAAGGGTAAGCATGGACGCCATTGGCGGACAGCCCAAGTCTCACGAAAAACTTGTCAGGGCGCTAAGGTATGGAGAGAACTCCCGATTCTTCAAGACTCTATCTACCCAAGAAAAAGGGATATATGGTCAGATTAGAAGGGCATTTGACGCGGAAAGAGAAGAGCTTATTGAAGCTGGCGTAAATGTTGGCCGCAGAAAAAACTATCTTCCGCAGGTTTGGAACGCAGAATCTATATCCAGAAACAGAGAACGCTTTCTGGATGCCATGATTCACTACTACAAGGTTGAGCATACTGCTCGCGGAGAGCTTGCCGACGAACAAGCGGCAAGAGAGTTTGCTGAGAATATGTTCGGCACGCTTAGCGATCAGTCAAACCAAGGAACATTTATTCCCGGCGGAGGCGGGTCAAGGAATCCAACATCTGACGCTCTTGATTACAGCAGGATGATAGAGCTTGAGAAGTATCCAGAGTCAATCTCCAGAATGGAAGAGTTCTTAGAGGGAGACCTTGAGTTCTTGCTAACGAAATACTTTGAGGGCAGTAGCAGACGCTTGGCTTTCATGGAAAAGCTGGGTGTCAACACCCACGGTTACTACGACTACATGGTGGTGCGTAATGGTGGCGTTCAAGGCATAGCCGAGCTTCTGTCTAAGAACAAAGAGTTCACTACCGCAAGACAGGGATACAACAACCAGACAGGTTTTGTAGAAAGCATCGACTTCAAAGAGACAATCGGAATGCCATTTGCAAACCGACCGGGAGATGCGGCGGCTTTTGCAGACAACCTCCTGTCTACGTTCTTGTCTAAGGGTTCTGTCCCAGCTAGAAAAATGCTGGAAGACATAGCCCCACCGAGCTACGGACAGATGCCGAACCCAACTTATCAACGCAGGGTTGATGCAATAATCGGCGCTCTTGAAGATTTCAGAGGAAACAAAGTCGAGTTCTCACACGACGACATGACATTCCTCGAAAACGCAATGAATGTTGCAATGAAGAAGCCGCCTATTGGCACTACAAACCTTGGGCGTCAGGCTTCTCAAGCAGTTAGAACATTCAACAACGTAACTCTTCTTGGCTTTACAACGCTGACTTCTCTGTCGGACTTTGTGTTGCCCTTGGTTAGAACTGGAGACATGCCCGCTTTCCTGCGGGCATTGAAGAACTTTGCGACAAACGACAAGGACTATCGACGCGAGATATTCAATATCGGTGCTAGTGTAGAAAGCATTGCTCACAACAGAATGATTCACATGTATGGTCAGGTGCATAACAAGGCATCTGATGCATTCTTTAACGCGACTATGCTTACTCCTTGGACAGACACCATGCGCCTCTTGGCAACTGGTGTTGGTCTTGAGGCTTTCAAGACACAGCAAATAAAGCTGAGAAGACACTACGACGCATCCCTACCCGTCCAAAGACAGGGTGTCAGGTACAGGACAGCCCACAGGCTGATGGCCAGATACGGTCTCGAAGACTTCTTGCCCGGAGGCTCTAGGTTTAATGAAAACCTTGGGGACGTAGACCTTGGCGAAGACAGGGTATTAAGGGTAGCTCTAAACAAGTTTGTGAACGACACGGTGTTCGCTCCTAATGCGGATGACATACCCATGTGGGCGCACACACCTTCTGGCCAGATTCTTTTTCAGCTAAAGACATTCCCGTTGATGATGGGCAGGCTGACTCTGGACGTAATCAAAGAAGGAGCACAAGGAAACATAACTCCGCTCCTTGCTCTCAGCACCGCTGGGGTAGGAATGGGTGCGGCTACACTAGCCGCAAAAGACTTCGCGCAGTTTAGGGGTGGAGATGATGAAAAGTCTGCCGCCCTTCGAGAAAGAAGCCTAGAAAAAACCCTTGGCATTACGCCAAACATACACCAAGACACGGATGCGGCACTGGCCCTTTATTGGGAAGGTCTTGTCCAGCTTGGCGGTCTCGGCCTGTTTGCTGACTTGGCATACCAAGCGGCGGCTTCTGCTGATGACGGAGCTTATGGTGAGATGGCGTTTGCAAGCAGACTACTTGGCCCAACCGTGGGCTTGGGTGTTGACGTGTACAGAATGGGCAGAGGCTTTGGTGACGCGATTGTTAAAGAACCGGGGGAACCAACTGGAGACGAAAGACAAGCCGCTAGATTGCTGTCTATGAGAGTACCCGTGGCTGGACAAGTCAGGGCTTTCCGAGAAGGCGCGGCTGATCTGATGGGCGATGCCACGAGAGGCGGCGGCTCACAAGCATTCTCTTCGGGTGCATTTTCCTCAGACTTTGGTAGCGATTTTTAAGAGGTAATGATGGATGCCCATAACAGAATTGGCGTTATGCATAGGAGGTGCAACCAAGGCTTATAAAATGGTCAGGGCTTGCGTAGATGCAGGCCGCGAGATCGAAGACACTGCTAGCTTTTTCTCGTCTTTTTTTGATAAAAAAGAGAGAATTACTGAGATAGAAATAGAGAACAAGAACGGCCCGAAGTTTTTGCGAGGCAACTCTATAGAGGCTCAAGCCCTAGAGATTCAGATGGCCAAGCACAAAACAAACCAGATGGAGAAAGAACTACGAGAGTTGATCTGCATATACGGGCCGGGAGAACAGTTTTACAAAGAGATGATGCAAACAAGGCGGCGGCTACGGGCAGAGCGTTTTGCCAGAGCCAAAGCTCAAGCACAGAAAAAGCGCCTCATTATTGATGGCATGCTTATCGCTGGTGCTTGTGTTTTCTCTGTCGGAATTATTTGGTTTACCGTCTCAATAATCGTAGGAGCTAGCAGATGATTGAATCTATTAAGCAAACAATGTTAATCCCAGTTAAGAAAGTCGGGAGGGCTGTCGGCAATTACGCGACAATGAAGTCCGACGAAGTGGTTGGCTTTGGCACTATCTGCCTTGCCATTGTCTTTGTACTAGCAGTGATTTGGTGAGGTAGACATGCTTACATTAGCCTCAACATTCCTCAGTTTTCTTAGCGGTGGTCTACCCACTATCTTGGACATATTCAAAGACCGTGGTGATAAGAAACACGAGCTTGAAATGATGCGCCTTCAGTCGGAGCGCGAAGCGGTTCTGGCAGAAAAAGGTTTCAAGGCGCAACAGAACATTGAAGAGATCAAGGCAGAGACAGCGCAGATACAGGCAACCTCCGCAGAGAGGATCGCTATGTATAAGCACGATGCTGGCCTAGCTGACGGTGCGTCCACTTGGGTGATAAACCTGAGAGCATCAGTTCGCCCAGTGGTGACCTATATATTTGTCTTGTTGCTGGTCGTCGTGGACATCGCCGGTATATGGTACGCCTACAAGACGGGTGTTCCTTTCGCCGCCGCAATGGAGAACGCATTCTCTGACGACGAAATGCTTATCCTTAGCTCAATCGTTGCCTTCTGGTTTGGCACGCAGGCTTTCAGTAGGTCAAAGCAGTGACTCCCAAAAGCCTAGAAATAAAGTCCAAGTACAACGAGTTCGACCTAGACAATGATGGCGTAGTCACTGACGACGAGATAGCAAAGTCAAAGGAGATGATTGAGCTTGAGTTGCGGGAGGAAAAGTCAGAGGCGCAAAAGCTGATGGCTTGGCTGGCAATAAGCGTTATGGTCGTGGCCACAATAGTTCTGTTCACGCCTCTGATACCAGACAGCAGAGTAAATGCTTTGTCCGATCTGCTTGGCCTGTTCTATTTCTCTCTCTGTGGAATCGTTGGAACCTACATGGGTGCAACAGCGTTTATGCACAAGCCAACCAAATGAACGTGAGTCAGGTCGGCATAGACCTAATCAAAGCATTTGAAGGGTGCGAGCTTAAACCATACAGATGCTCAGCCGATTTGTGGACTATCGGTTATGGCCATGTGCTTTACAAAAGCCACCTTCGCATGAAGGCGGTTGATCGGCTTGAGCAGGAAGTAGCAGAAGAAGACGATAGAGTCTGGAGTCAAGATGAGGTTGATTCATTACTATGTGAAGACCTTGTTCGGTTCGAGAATGGTGTACTTCGACATTGCCCTGACAGTGCTTTTCGTCAAAACCATTTGGACGCACTGGTATCTTTTTCGTTTAATTGTGGGCTAGGCGCTTTGCAGGCCAGCACGCTTAGACAGAAATACAACAGGGGTGAATACAAGGACGCCGCCAATGAGTTCCTGCGGTGGAACAAGTCAGGCGGCAGAGTGCTCCGAGGACTGACAAGAAGAAGAGAAGCAGAGCGAGAGATATTCCTAATCGACTGCTGATTTTTTGTGCGCGTCTCTGTAAGAGAACTCGTAACCAAGTGCGGTGTATCCTGCCTTGTCTACCCAAGAATCCTTGTGATCCAAGCTATTCAAAAGTCTGGCTGTCTTTACCCAATCCATCATCAGCGCAACATGCGATGGTGTTATGTGTCCGTGGGATAACATTGCCTCTTCTATAATTGGGTTCCACCCTTTTGCGATGCGAAGATGATTCATGTACGCATCGCCGTAATCACGCTCTCTGTCACCATCAATAAGCTCAGACGCGCCTTCTAATACTTCTTTTCTACCTGTCACGCGGCCTCCATATTTCATACTTGTCGCACGGATTAACGGCTGGCGTGTCTTTGGCATTGCAGTACCACTCTTTTCCGTGCGTTGCGGTAGCATGTTTGCAAGTCGCACACTCAACTGTTGGCTCTTTCCCATCCCAGCAAACACTACGCTTGAAGCATCCTTTGCATCTCCAATCTGTCTTGTCGCTGGATATTTTTTCTACATCACCGTCTATAACTCTTTGAACTCGCTCCCGAATAAAAGCAAATTCAATCTCGTCAAACTCTACAATCTCCACCCCGTACATAGAGTTGTTCTTGCAGATCGCAACGAACAGTGTCGAGTGAATTTCAGACAGGCCCATCTCTAGTTGAACTTGCCCGTAATACTGAGGGTGGGATATGCGGACGCCCTTAGATAAAAACTTTTTATGGCTTGCCTCGTTCATAGACTTGATCTCAAGAACCATCACGCTCCCGTCTTCGTCTTCAGCAAGGCCATCTGTGTGGCAGACGATGTGTCCACCAAGGGCCGAGTATGTGTGTTGCTTTCCAGTAACTCCGTCTACTTCAAATATGCTTAGACCAGCTTTCTTTAGGTCTTTAACCACCTCGTCTTCGAGGATGTGTCCCATTCTGAAAACCCTTTGCAGTCTTGCGTCTGGCGGGTCGTTGGGAAACCCACGCAGATTGAAAGACAGCAGGGCGTCACATGGATTACCGACGATACTCGCACCAAGATATTTGCGCGGCTTTTCTTTAAAGCTCTCTTCGTATGCTTTGTCTATGCGGTCAATTACAGATTGCGCATCCATAGCTGGCTCCTAAAAAAAAAGGGGGGCGTTGCCCCCCTGATAAATCCCCCAGATTAAAATGGAATCTTATCTTCTCTGAACTCGCTGGTGCTGTCTCCCTTCGATGATGCGGGAGGGCTGGATGCCTTAGCGCCTTCATCCATGTACTTGAACCAACGCTTGATCTCAAGATACTGCTGTCCAGTGTCTTTGCGTGGCCTGCCAAGCTGTAGGTCTACCGTAACCTTCAGACCCTTGAGAGAGGAGACATCGCTAGGCTTGTCTGGCGTCGGGTGCTCTGCGGCGATCAGGAATCGCTTCAGTTGCTCCTTACCAATTCGCTCTGCCTGTTCGTTGCTGTTGTGTATGTTGAAATAATTTCTTATCTCGCCACCACCTTCGACAGCAAACTTGCACAACAAAACCATATTGCTGGGGTTACTCGCCGCTGGATTTACTTCGGCTTCGGTACACGTTAAGTGGTTTATCCCAGCTTCAAGAATGGAACCTCCGCTGACCTCTGTGTCGCTAAGGTCTAGCTTATCGAATCCTTCAAACATATTATTCTCCTTGGATTTTTACTAAGAGTTCAGTGATGTCAGATACCTTCTCTCTTGGAGCAAGAGCGTTGAGAGGGTCTCTGACTTTTCCATGCCAACCATCCACCTCTTCGGTGATGATGTGGCGTGTTACCTTTACTGTGTTGTCTGATTTGTCTGTGCTCCTGACACCACAAAAGACGTGATCGAAAATGGCTGGTATCTGTTTGCCAACCGCCCTTCCTTCGACATTTGGCCAATAATGATTGACACCATTATGGTCAGCCTCTTCTTTGGCTAAGCAAGTAACGTAGACGTGGATCGGCATATCCCTAATCATCTTTAGAGTGCCAATCATTATCCTTTTGTAGTCTTTCCAAACGTCGAATGCGTTTGTGTTGTGCTCGTTCTCTTTTTCACTATGAGCGAGAACTTGGTCTCCAAGCTCAGTGAGTGAGTCAAGAGCAATCCAAGAATAGGGAAAGTCGTCTTTGCCGACACCCATTATTAAGTCGGTAAGAATCTCTCGAAATGAGTAGATGCCTGCGTCTGGATCGTGGACTCCATCCCAGCTTGAAAACGGCACGAAATCTATCGACACATCCTCAACGGATTTCAAGCCGGATTCCCCTGATAGTATTAGTCCTTTGCCATAACGCTTCTCAAAGAATCTACACTGGTAGGTCTTACCAAAACCATGATGGGCGTATAGAAGTACCTTGTGCGTACTATCTACTTTGCCGCCCGTGGATTTAACTTTGAACATTGCTTACCCTCACTTTAGGTTTGTTGAGTTTCCTAGTTAGGAAGTCGCTTAATTCTGCTTGCTCTTTACTGCTGAGCTTTAGGTACTTCCTCTTGTCTACCGTCCACTTTTGATTGACACACTCAGGCACGACAGAACCGCCAAAGTGTTCGGCTAATCCATCGGAGTCCCAGTTAAAGGTTTCGGTTCTTGATACTGAGACCTCGTAAGGCCCAGCAGTTTTGGCTTCGGTTCCCGCGATTTCTGGGAACATGCGTGCGATGTCGTCGGTCAGTGATTCTAGTTCCGAGTCTATCTCTTGCTTTTTTTGGGTAACTTCTAAGAAACGCTTACTCATAAGCGCAAGCTGTTTCTCTTTTACAGATTGATTTACAGATTGTTGCATAGGGGTCTCAAAGCGAGACCACGGGTCTTCTGCCATATTTCCTCCTTAATCTTCGTCAGCTATGTATGACGGTTGTGTTAGCAGGAGAAGGTATTGTACCCTGTATAACAGGTTTGACAACCCCCGAAGGAGAAAATATGAACAAGGGCAACATGAAGATCGACATCCAATCTTTGATCGATGACTGTGGTGGCCCAGCCAAGGTGGCCGAGATAACTGGCGTACAGAGAACTGCCCCCTACGGCTGGATACGCAGAGGCTACATCGCATCGACCGCATTAGAAAAAATCAAGGAGGTTAGGCCAGACATCGACCTAGACACCTATTTCAAGGAGGCATAATGAAAACTAAAAAGGAGGCCGCGCTCGATTATCTTGAGCGTGGATGGAGCATAATTCCAATAAAACCTGACGCAAAAAGACCAGCAGTTAAATGGCTAGACTATCAAAACGAAGCCCCAGACCACGAGCTAGTAGAGGAGTGGTGGACAAGGTGGCCGGATCACGACATTGCTCTGGTCACTGGCGCTGTTTCTGGCGTTGTCGTAGTAGATTGTGACAACGAAGACGCACTGCACGCCGCGTTCGACGCAGGGATGCGGTCACCTATAAAGGTAAAGACCAAGCGGGGAGTACACCTATACTTCTCACACCCGATGGATGGTGTGCGCCGTGGCCCACGAGCAGGGGTCAACTCACGCGGCTCCGATTGGCCGCGCATAAATGGCTTGGACTTTCGTGGTGATGGGTCGTATGCGGTGTTGCCACCATCAAACGGGTACGCATGGGACTATCCCCAGCACGTCTTTAACTACGACGAGATGCCCGTCTGGGAAGATTGGAGGCCAACCTTAAAGCCTGTCTCTGTTGAGGGTGAGTTCTCCTTCGACACGCTAGACCTATCAAACATCAACGTCACTCTTGAAGACGGGATGTCTGAGTGGGACAGAACCGCAAAGTTTGTGCGAGAAAACTTCCCAAATACCAATAAGATACCGTCCGGCCTTGGCAACGGTCGCAATGAACGGGTGATGAGGTATGTCTCTGAAAGCATAATCGAGGGTTATTTCGGTGCGAACTTGCGCGTTCGTGGCTACGCATTCATGCGGGAGTTCTTCGAGGAGGCACTGCCGGAAAGCGAGTTCGAGGCCACCGTCCGTAGCATGGAGGAAGCCGAAAGACGGAATCATCCAGAGCGGTTCGACAAGCATGGCGTCTTCATAGGATCGCCTGTAGACGAGAGGATAGAGCAGGAGACAAACAGACAGAGAAAGCTGATCCAGATGAAAGATGCCGAGCACCTGCTTGAGCAAAGCAGTGCCAAGGAGTATCACATCGAACCGTGGCTTGGTAAGAACAGCATCGTGCAGGTGTTTGGATACAGTGGACACGGAAAGAGCTACTTCGTACAGCACGCAATGTCCTGTCTAACGGCAGGCAAAAAGTACTATGGGTGCTTCGAGGTCGGTCAACCCGCCTCTGTCTTGTATCTGGATTTCGAGATGGGGATGGCGACAATAGCCCGACGTTTGAAGGAGATGCGCGACACTCACGGAGATTCCCAAGACAGGTTAAACATCTGGACTCCCTTTGTAGACAACAAAGAGATAGACCTAAATCATCGAGAAGGGCTGGTTGAATTGCAGGGTTGGATCGAGTTTTCCGATCCTGATGTTGTCGTCATAGACACGATCCGGTCAGCATATCCCGGCCTGTCTGAGAACTCAGCAGACGAGTGGTCTAAGGTAAACAAGCTGGCGATAGCTCTGCGTAACTCAGGCATGAGCGTCGTGATGATCCATCACTCGAACAAGCCTTCGGAGAACGGCATAGGCAGGGAAGCGGGAAGCACGAACCAGCTTACTGTTCTGGAGACACAGATACGTGTGGCTCAGGTGTTCGAGGACAAGGAGACCGCCATGCAGAACGCGGCCCTCTGGGACGGCAACTACCAAATGCCGATCTGGCCACTGCTGAGACAGAAGGTTCCAGATGGATACTCGCTCTACATGGTGATGGAGATTCGCTACGGAAAAGTCAGGGAGTGGACAGACCTACACGACAGAGTGCAGTGGATAGGGTTTGCGGCTTCTGATACTACGGATGACAAGATCATCGTGAGTAGCCGATCTACCAAGCAAAGAGCCAAGGACATGGCGTTGCAGGGGCAGGAGCCGGAAGAGATAGCTAGGACTTTATCTCGACCTGTCCGGCTGATTCGAGAGTGGCTTGAAATTTAGGATTGATTTCTAGGCTAACGACTTCGCAGTCGTCACCAAAGACACGCCTCACCTCGTCCACAAAGGCGGCGAACTCTGGGTATAGCTCTCGGTTGCGTCGTCGTTGTTCTTCTTCTGTCACAGCTTGAGTATCTTTCGGTTGGCGAGATGCAGTTTTTTGATGTCGTCTTTTGATTTGCCGTGATACGGGACTGCGTGGTGGGCCTCAAGCAATGCTTCTGTTAGCCACTGGTCTCCACACTTGAAGTCTCCAAGCCACCGCCCGTACTTGTCTTGCTCAAATGTTTTGAGGATTGCTTCGCCGTTGGTCAGTCCAAGCGCGAGGAAGTAGTAGACAAATTCCTTGGCGGCGAGTCCGTACTTCTTTTCTTCTCTGTCTCTTGTTCTTGACTCGGGAGTATCAATTCCAGAAAGACGAATAGTGACCCCACGCCCACTACCACGATGGACAATACCAAAACCAAGATCAACGTCACAACGAACTGTATCACCATCAATCACCTTCCGTACTTCTTGTATCTTGTATTCGTACATGCGCCAAACTTTTGACTATTCTTCTGTTGTACAACAGGCGATACACTCGTGTTCGCACCGCTCACATAAGTGAGTGCAACTCACTTACTTCCGAGAAACTCGTTCGGCGGTGCTCCGCACCGACGAACTCGTTCTCGTAAGCGAGTGTATCGGTCTGGGGTGTAAAAGTAAATACCTGTCTTTGCGTGTAGCCAAAAGCTACACATGTGTGTATCTTCCGTAAAAACTCGGTGATTGCCTATGCCCAAGACTGTGAATGTCACAGATGAGAGCTTGTGCTGGCTCAAAAAAAATCACAGCACACTCCCCTACAGCGAGCTTGCAGACAAGGTTGGCTGTTGCGTAGACACGCTCAAAAGAATCCTCGTTCGGGAAGGGCTACAGGACTTCGACGGCGCAAAATACCAAGTCAAGCGCGATGAACCATCTAAGCTGTGGACTCGCCCCTGTATGACGTGCAAAGATACAAAGCCTAGACCAAAGAATTATTTCTTCTGTCTCGATTGCAGAAGGGAGATGGGGTATGACGATTGAGCAGGCAAAAAAATAAGGGCGACAACTACGAACGGGAACTGGCCGCTTACATCAATGAACATACTGGCCTAGACAGCTTCCGAGCACCCCTGTCTGGGGGCGGAAACCTGACCAGCCATGGCGGAGCAGACCTAGTTGGCACTCCATATCTGTTCGTAGAGGCAAAGCGGGTAGAGCGCCTTAACTTCCATGACGCCTTGGCCCAAGCAGAAAGAAACCAAGATATGTCTGGCGCTCACGAAGACGCGCCAATCGTAATTAACCGAAGAAACAGAATGAGCACAGGAGACAGTCTTTGCCTCTTGCGTCTGGACGCCTTCCTTTTCTTCTACGAGTACTTTCTCAAGAGGGAGGGGTTATCGAATGACAAGAAAACTGAATGCCGCGAGGGTGATGCGCGACCTACGCAAGTGGTCGCTTGATGTCCTTGAAAGGCCTAGCGATTTCTACGCTGGCCTGCCGCCCTGCCCATACGCAAAGACAGCGTGGTCGGAGGGATTGGTGTTTATCCATGTGATAGATGATCTGGAGGAGGTGTCACAGATCAAAGGGAAGATGCCTGTCTCTGGTTACTCAAACACAATACACGTCTGTTGCTTGATCGAGTTTGAAAACTTGTCCGCAAAGGAATTGGAGAACTGGATAGACAGGCAAAACGAAAACCACTTTGGCGTCTGGCTGATGGGCTTCCACCCAGACTCGCCAGAAAGTGAGGGTGTCCCAGAGTATGTTTCGGAAATAGAGGACGACTTTGTTGTCGTTCTTGTGCAATCATTATCGGAGTTAGATGACGCCTCTCAGAGCCTAGAAAAAACTGGCTATTATGATAGGTTCGACGAAGAGGACACTTTGTATTTCGCCAATCGAAGGAGAGTTAGAAATGCGTGGAAAGAAAAAGTCGATGAAGAAGGCTATGGTCAAACCGAGTATGAAACGGTCTGCCAAGCTAAAGAAAGCGCCAGTAAGAAAGCGCACTAGGTAATGGCAGTATACGACAGCAAAAAGGGTAGGGGTCTCGTCTTTGGCGCGTCTCAAGCTACCAGTGGTATGCGCCCTGTGTTCGGCAGACAGAACTCAAACATGGTGGCCGCGTCAAACACGTCCACAATCTTTGGTTCCAACGCAGACGTGAAATCGTCTCCGCTGTCTGGCGATTCCAATGCTATGACAAGCAGTCAGTTTGCTAACGTCGTAACTACTGGTGGCCGACGCCGCCGTTAAGCCATCTGTCTAAGTACTTGTCTTTGTTCGACCCCGGACAAAATCCCTCCGGGGTTCTCAAAGACAGGCCGATCTTAGAATACTTAGACAACAGCCTGCTCACACTGGCTGTGCTCAGAGACAGAGCCTTTGAGATGTCGGCCAGCCTTTGCGGCTGTCCTCCGTTCATATCGCACAAGCGATAGAACAGAATCATAGACCTGATGTCTCTCTCAGGAATCCTGTGCATCTTCCTTGGCCGCTTCCGCTACGGATATTTTCATGTCAATCATGAAGTCAGCCAGAGCCTCGCAAAATATACTGGCCGTGGCCCTTCTATCTTTGCTCTTCAAGGCAAGTACCGTGTCGATAACCTGATCGCAAATCCAAGTCATCTGCCTCAAGTCTTCCGGCGATATGTGAACCCTGTTGTCTAGGGTGAAGTTAATCTTTTTCATTCTTCCCCCCTAACATTCCCATCAGTTCCTCGAACACACTCTTCTTTTTATCAACCTCATCAAACTTTTTATTCACTCCCCTCGTTGGGTTGCGTTTCATGAAGGGAACCTTCATAGCATTCTGGCCCGTGGAGCCGACCTCAACTTTATTTATCTCGCCACCTTTATTTAGGAAGTCTTGAACCTCCTCTTCCAACTGCCTTCTAAGTTCTGCCTTATCTTTGTTCTCGCTTACTCTCATATCGCTAGCCCGTCGTGTTGTCGTCTCCCAATAGATCGACAGCACCCTTTAATTGTGACGGTGCGTGATGTGCATACCGCATCGTCATATTCAAATTCCTATGCCCAAGCAACGCTTGGACGTTCTCAATTCCTGCGCCTTCCTGCATCAGCCTAGACGCAAACGTATGTCTGGCATCGTGCGGTCTAAAGTCCTCGATGCCTGCGCGCTCGCATGCCTCGTTGAACAATTTCCAGAGACGCGCACCCCAGACAGTACCATCTGCCTCAGAAAAAACGAATGTGTTGCTGTCGTTCCTCTGGCCCATCGCCTGCTTGGCCCTTGCGTGAAGCGGGACAGAGCGAAAAAACTTTCTTCTGTTGCCCTTGATAGACGCAATCAAAACGCAGTCTTCCTGCACGTATTGCCACGTCAGCGCCTTGGCCTCGCCCAACCGGACGCCCGTGAAAAACAGGAACGTAATGATCGGCCTTAGCTCCTCGTCGCACGCCGCCAAAAGGCGGTCGCGCTCCTCGTCGGTGAGCCATCGCTCCCGCTCGTCGTTTACTACTGGCTTAGACAGGTTTACTTCTGGCACAGGTATCCCCGCCTTCCTCGCAAAGTTAAGGCATGAGTTTATGGATGTGATCTTTCGCTTGATGGTTCCGGCAGAATTGCCTGACCCGTAGAGCCAGCATATAATCTCATCGGCCCGAAGGTCGAAGACACTGCGCCCTTTGTATCTCTCCATGAAGTGATTCACGAGAAAGCTGGCATCGGTTCCCGTGGGTGAGTCCGGTCTACGCAAATACAAGCGCACAATGTCCTCGACCTTCTGGGTCACCACCTTGGGACTCACATGATTATTACCACGTATCTGCTCTGTCTTCTCGTCTATGCACTCAAGAAGAAGCGCGTTCGCAACTCGCTTCTCGTTCTTCTTCATGGTTGTGTTGCGGCGTACTCGTTTGGTCTGGCCGTTGACGCGCACAGTACCGACAATCCACCACGTCGAGTGGATGTACTTCAGCTTTAGCATTTTATCCTCCGGTGTTCTACGTGGAACACTGCTTTGTTGTCGTTGTTAGGGTGGGCAGGGTGACAGGATTCGCATGTCCCAAGCATCCGGTTGAGGCTCCACAGAGAAAAGAGCCGTACCCACTTGTCTAACATATTATACAAGCCGTGAGGCGCTTGCAACAGGCGGGGATAGGAGTACACTTATCTCACACCATGGACTCCCTTGTTTCTGGTGTGTGTGTTTAGGTGTTTATCCTCCTAAAGTTACCCCGCGCCGGAAGGCGTGGGGGTTTTTTCTGCGATCCGCTTGTTGAGCAAGTCCTCCATCCTCTGCGGTATCACGTACAAGGTGTTGCACAGGTCACAACATCTGCCCTCGTCACTCACGGGGTACGGGTTGTTCCCAAGACCGTTCTCTCCCATCTCATCTGTGCCGCCACAGATCACGCACGTCGCTTTCGTTTGCATGAATAGTTCCCCCATGACTCAATCAAATCGTCTTCCCAATCAGAACCCATGTGACAGCTAAAGTCCTCCAGCGTACCCCACTCTTCAGTCAGGTTCGGGCCTTCGTAGTCGCCATCATACTCCTTGTACTTCTCGCCACAGCCAGCATCAAATCTCGCGTTGGCGTCTTCTTCAGACTCAGCTAAGACAAAGTGTATCTCTGCCACGCTGTACATTCTGGTTACTTGGTAAACCTGTCTTTCGCTCATACTTCACTCTCCTCAATGACGTTGACAACTAGCGCAGGGGAGATTCCAAGAACCGGATCGCCTTGCGCCTCACCGAACTCCCAATCTTTTGCGGCTTCCTCTGCTGAGTCAGCCTCAACTAGATAGGTCGTGTAGTAGCTATGCTCTACTGTAACTTCAAATTTCATACTTCATCCTCCAGTGGCTCAACGAGCCTGTAGATATTCCCTTCGTAAGTTACTTGCCTTGGCCCCACAAAACTTGGCTTCACGTATATCTGCTTTTGGTACTGCGGGTGATGCCTGTACTTGGGATGTCGCAACGTCTTCCAGTGTCCACGTCTACGGTGCGGCTTGGGGCTAGTCCCTGTCCCCGTGGCTCCGCCGGATTGGGTCGTCGGCATCCTGTCCAAGAACAAGATGTGCGGCCCTGCGGCGGTGTTCCATGGGCGCGACCTGTTGACCGCACTGCGCTTGGCTTGCTTGGACTTCGGGTTGGCAGGCACAACCTCAACCATGTGCTTGTCTCCGTACTTGCAGTAAGACCAGATACCAAAGCAGTGAATCGTGGTGTTCATAGCCCACTGCGTAAGCCCGTCTATCTGATTCCCCCAAGCCGACTCTGCGCCTTCTGTGTTCATGGCGACAATGTGTCTGTCTCCGGTCATCGCTGTCCAACCCTGCCAGATGTATGTCAGAGGCTCGCCCTTGTATTCAAGGATCATGGTCGCAAACTTGATCGTCTCCGGTATCACTACCCCGTTGTGTGATCTGGCAAATCCTGCGATGTGCTCATCAATCGTTTGTGGGTAGTTCTCCAGCGTCTTGAGAAACGGGTGCATGGGATCGAGGAAGCAAGTCCAGACCTCTGCGTTGACATGTTCCTGTCTGTCTGCGTGTTTGGAGTTCCAGAAGCTACGGCCACGGCTTCTGACCTCAAGCGTCATGTCCTGCTCGTAGTGGATAACCCATTCGTCAAAGACAGGCTCGTTGAGTGCGGTTTCCGGGTGGGAATCTGAGAAGGCGAAGGTGTCTGTGTCTTTGAAGTCCTTGCCCGTGAAAGACATGAGCGGAAGATCGAGACCCAGCTTGATAGCCTCACCTAGTTTGGTCGTGTCTCCCACAACCAAGCGCCCTCTTTTGAGGGCGCGTCTGATGATGCTTGCGTCTGGCCGCTTCATGACTTCACCTCGAAGCTGACATGGCTCTTGTTGGCAACCATCCACTCGCTCAACTCGGAGAACTTGGTTCCGTGAAACAACATCTCGAAGTTGTGGAAGTGTATTCCGCCAAGATCAGTGGCAGACCCAACCCTGTGCTGGCAGACGGCATACATCGGGTTCTCTTTGTCGCGCTTGTTGGCGATGATGACGACCTGCCCGTTCAGTTCGCCCGTGTTGTCTTTGTCTATCCAGCATGGCTTGCCGCCCCCGAAGCACTTGATGCCCTTCTCTGACGCAACCCACTGGTCAACCACGCGAATCCACCAATCCCTGTTGGACTTGCGAGGCTTGTAACCACTACGCTTGGCCTTGGGTATGTGGGTTGGTATGTCCCACCCGAGACCGCCACGCAACTCTTCTACTTGTACATCCGAAAGCCCCTTGATGACTTTCACTAGCTTGCTAACCATGGTGTCCATGTCACTCTCCTTTCATCTTCTTAGTCACGAAGAACCCGTCGTACTCTGGATTCCACGCATGGAAAAGACGAGCGTAATAGGCGATGTAATCATTGCTGATTTTGAAGTCACTGCCGCTCGTCTCAACAGTGGTCTCCCATCGGATTCGATTTACAACGAGCCACGCACTGAGTCGCGTGTGGCCCTTACTGATTGCCTCCATCGTGAACCGCTCGAACAGTTGATAGACGTGGGGATTCTTCTTGTGCCACGCCCACCACTCTTGCTTACGACTCATGCTGTCCACCATGATGGAGCTTCACGACCACGCTCCCACTTGGCGAAGTACGCTTTCTCCGCACGATAGAAGTTGCGGTACGCAGTGACGGGATCGCCGTCTACCTTGTAGACATCGGGCATGCACTGCGGCTGGTCGTACACAGCAGTTGGGCATTCCTCGATGTTGGGTGGCTTGTGCATGCTGAGCCAGAGCAACGGCCCAGAACACTTGTGTGCATGGTTTCCGAACCGCCTGCCTACCTCGGCAAGCGTCTCGATAGCGTGACGCAGAACCCAATCGTAATGCTTGGCATGATCCGCAACCCACACAGTACACGGGTGCTTGGCATACGCTGGCTTGTAAGGAACATCCTCTGCACCGTTCAGCCAGTGCGCGGTAGACAACATCTGACAGTCTTCGAGTAGCATCTTGTTGATGTGCTTGTCGCACTGGTCACGAGCCGCACGCATTGGGTTTTCGTTCGTGTGAAATATGTTCATGTTCACCTCCATTGCTTTTCTGTTTCTTCTACGATTTTCATGACGCGCCCACGATCCTTGTGACGCACGCCACGTTCTTTCACCTTGTGGCCGACCTCGATCCAGAAAGACCACTGGTACATCCGCTTGGGATGCCAGTGCATCCATTCCTTTCTGACTGTGACTCCGGTCGGCTTACGATCACGCAACCTTGATGTCTGTGATCTTCAAGCCCAGCAACAGTTGAGACAGCTTGTCCATGGCCTCGCCTGCAAGATCACTCAGTTGGCGCACGACAACGTAGTTGGGATAGATGTAACTCACTGCATCGTCTTTGATGCCGATGCCCACTGTCTCTATGCCAGAGGACTCCAGCACGCCAACAGTGTCGTGGCATGCGTTACGCAACACATACCAATCGACGCCTTTGGCATTGGCGTAGCCATCAGACAGAGTGATGAGTATTTTGCGGTTGGTCGGGCGCGGCAACAGCATGTCACCCGCAACATTGAGCGCGTGGTTGTCATTGTTGTGACCGCCCCAGTTGGTAACGATCTCCTCCATGGCCGCAACGCTGTTGCGAGTACGAGCAAGGCGGTCAGTGAAACGCTTGAAGACAAGCAGGTCTGTGTTCTCGCACAGGATGCTTTCCTTCTGTTCGATCACGGCGCGTGTCTTCTCGCCTCTCGCATACTGATAGGTGCGCATACCAGTAGTGAAGCCCATCACCGCTGTCTCGACTCCGGTTGGCTCAAGCGATTCGAGTATCGAGATGACGCACTGCTGTGCCAACTCAATCTTGCGTCCGCCCATGGAGCCGGACATATCCACAAGCAACATCACGCTGGTGTTCACATCGTGTCTGTTGTCTACGCGCTTGAACACGTTGGTTCTGCCGGACATGACGGATGGCAACTTGCGTGTATCAAGCCTGCCCTGCTCAAGCCCTGTCTCATAGCCACGCCTGTCTTGCGCCATGATTGCCCGACTGAGACGCTGGCGTATGACAGCCGTTGTGCCTGCTGTCTTCGTGATACACGATTGATACACATGAGGATGCGCTGGCCAGTACTTCTCGTATATCCATCTGTTCGTGTCATCCCAGTGGTAGACCTTCTCCTCAAGGTTCTGCCCGAGCTTGTAGGTTCGTCCGTGACCCGCCACCTCATTCTCGTCTTTCTGTATCAGCGTTGTGACAGAGTTGTTGACCTCTGGGCTGTAGGCTTCCTCTGTCCACTGGGGGCGACCCGACTCGACCTCTCGATCCTCGTCGGAGCCGCCGTCCTCACGTCCGTCTTCGCCTTCACCCGTGCCGTCGCCGTCTTCAGAATCCTCCCCATCTCCGTCGTCTTCGCCCTCATCTTCGCCGTCGCCTTGACTCGAATCCTCCTCATCGCCGTCGTCCCCCTCTTCTGTGTCTTCACTCTCGCCATCGCAGTTGCCATCGCCTTCGCTCTCGCCTTCTGGCTCGTCCTCCCGCTCATGCTCTGGCCCTTGGCCCTCTCCGTCACCGTCTTCGTCCTCGTCGTCTCCCTTGGGCGGCTTCGGTGGCTCTGGCTCCTCTGCTTTGCGCTCCTCGTACAGCTTGATGAGCTTGTCCTCAAGCTCCTTGGCCAACTCGAACACAGCTTTCGTAGAGTCCGCTTGGAGAGCGCGTGGTATGTAAGGCTTGATGGTGTCACGCAGAACATCGTCCAACAGGCTGATGCACTCAGTAGACGAGTGGGCATACGACTCACGCCCAATCCATGTGGCCGCGACAGGCCCAACCCACAGCGGGTTGTAGCACTCGGCAGACATATCGCGCTCCTTCATGGCCTCAAGGAACTGGCCATTCGTTTGGTCACCCAAAGCAGATAGGTTTGCTCTGGCCCCCGCGTAGTCCTGCATGCGCCTATGCTCGATGCGCATATCTTCGAGCGCGTTGGTCACTTGCATGGTGATGGGCTTGTTGTTGCGGGTCATGTACCGCTTGATGGTGGGGATGATTGAAAAGTCTGAGTAGACGATGTGACCTGTCTCGTGGTCTGTGAAGCCGCGCAGTACCGCCATTTCCTTGGGGGTGAACGTAGTCCCCTCTGGCACTGCGGGATAGTGGATTTTCGTTCCATCCGTGTAGGCGATCTCTCCGCCGAACTCAACACTGATGTCATGCTTGCGGCCAAAGACAGCACTCGTGCCTTTGATCTCCTTGACGGCTTGGCCGGTCGTATACTTGCGTATGTTCATAGGTGATTCCTCTTGTTGTGTGTGTGTTAGGCGTTGCCAAAGACACGCTGGGCGATGCCTTCGAGTACAACTTTGTCTTGCTCTGTGGCGCGGTCAAGGATGACCATGCCGAAAGCCTCACGTAAGGCTTGTTCTTCGCTCTGGTACGAGCCGCGCAGGAACGATGTCGCGGAGGCAAGCTCCAGATAACCACGCGGACTGATGGGTTGCATGACCTGCGAACCAGTGAACGCCTCGATGTGCTCAGTGACATACTGGTTGATCGTATTGAGCACGGTGTCTGTCAGGCCACCACCCACCTTGGCTAGCATGAGCTTGGCGCGATCCTCGCTGGGCATGTAATCGACCTTGATCCATGAGGTGAATCGCTCAAGGAACGCCATCGACTGAACGCGAGCACCGGAGTACATGCCGAACTCGTCGCCCTGACCCTTCGTGTTGGCTGTCGCAAAGATGCGGAACAAGGCGTGCGGGTTGACCACGCGGCCAGCATCCTCCGTGAGCATCAGGCCACCGTCAGCCTCCAGCACACGCTGGGCCACGTAGGCAACGTCAGGACGCACAAAGTCCATCTCGTCACACAGCAACACGCATGGCTCCTGCATGGCTTGGGGCAGGATGCCGTCCTCGAATCTGGAGACAGTGGTTCCGTTCTCCTGTGTCAGTACGTCACGACCGATCAGGTCGAGACGTGTGATCTCAGAGTCGAAGTTCACACGACGAAGCGGGTAGCCAAGACGTGCGCAGACTTGCTCGATCATGGTGGACTTGCCTGTACCCGTGTGGCCGTGGAGCCAGCACCGTGTGTTGCAGACAAGCGAGTACAGCACGCGCAACAGGTTGCTCGGGTCAAAGATGTAGTCGGGGTTGATTTCTGGTACGTGAGGGTGGGGTGATTCCCATGTGAAGGTAGGCACGCTGAAGTCGAACGCGGATACATGGGAAGGTATGTCGAACCGCTTGGAGACAGGCTCGACCTTGAACTCGCCGTCGGGCAACTCGGCGGTAGCCGAAGACATCTTGGTGTCTCCGCCAACCTGCACGTTGATCGCAGAGACAGCGGGTGGCGCGGACTCAAGCTCCTGCACACGACCGATAGCGGCAACAAGCTCCTTGCGTATGCCTTGAAGCGTGTGGGGAGTGCCGGACGAGGCAAGCAAGGAATTGATGGCCTGCGTCATGGCGTCATCTGGCATCTTGAAGATCGGGGGTGGGTTAGCGCCAGACGCGGGGGTGTTGTCCATGAGGTGACGTATTAGTGTGTCATGCAACTCGTGGTCGAAGTCCCTGTGTGTAAGTTCATCCGCTTCTGTCGGAGACCACAGGTCGAGGTCGATCTGGCCGATCGCGGAGTCAAGCTGATCGACGTTGGCCTTGAACAGCGCGTCATTCGGGGTGTTTGTTGTCAGGAAGTGGACGAGCAACTCTTTTGCCTTGTGGACAGAACGTAGCTCTGGCACTCCGATGATGTCTCCATATCCTTCACCGCGTAGCCATTCCTCACGTTCGTATACGATGCAGAACACGGTGTCGAGCCAAGCGGCGGCTGTGTAAACAGTAGACATAGGCGTCTCCTTAGTGGTGGGTGTGTTGGTGGGTGTGTTGGTGGGTGTGGTTGTCGCCTGTAACTTGGCGATGATGGCATCCTCGATCTCGTTTGCGGTCTCGGGCAAGTAGCCGTATTGGTTTGCCTGTAACAGCTTGCCATGGCCCTTGAGCGTGCCGTCCTTGCCGACATAACGAGCACGGGGGATTGTGTCGCTGAGCGCGACATCGGCGTAGTACATGCCTGCCGTTGGTGCGTACAGGACAAGCGGCACGAGTATGTCTTTGGGCATCATTGCGATGCTTTTGTTTACCGTGTCTTGGCCTGTGATTGCGATAACCTCGTTGGCTATCGCGGGATCGCTGGCTCGCATCAGCGTGTCGGCAACGTGTGCCTTCAGCTTGCTACGCCTGCGGCTTGCATTTACCTCTGCGAAGATGTCCTTGAGTGCGGACACCTTCTTCTGCTCGTTGAATGCTTCCACGAGCAGTTGATCCAGAGTGTGTGACATAAAACCTCCTGTGGTGTTGTTGGAGTGTATAACACGTTATACACAGCAGACAAGAGCCTGCCGTGCATAACGCAATGAGGGAAAGGGGAAGCCAAGCCGAAGACCATCGGCTCAGCGGCGAAAAAGTACCTTAGTACTTCGCCCGCGCCTGCGCCCGTGTATCAGTAGCAGGTCGGGAAGAACAGGGTCAGCGTGAGTGCTACGATTCCAGCCACGGTAGCCACTAGGCCAATAGCGCCCAGCACAGCTACCGTGTACGCGAACCATGTTGGTAGGTAGACAGGCTTCTCGTCTGCCCATACTGCGTTGTCGAACTCGCGTTGCTTTTGATCTCTCATGCGAAGTCAAACTCCTCGTCGTCGTCTTCCTCCACGAATACTACCTCGACCTTGGCGACACGACCCTCGTCATTGAGCGTAACAAATACCGGATACATACCGTCCCCGTACCCCGTAGACACGACACAGCCAACGCCCTTGTGTCCCGCGTTGTAGCGGAACTCCTTCCAGTGGTCGTTGCCTATCTCGTTAACGAACGACATCCAATCCTTGCCCACGTTCTCGTCCCTGTCTTCGGGCAAGATGTAGCAAGGGTCTCCGAGCCAACACAGTCCGGCGTCTACGCCTATGTGTCCTACGAGCTTTTTCTCTGCTTCATATCCATCGTATGTCATGTGACGTACTCCTCTTGGTTAGGTGGAAAAGCCCACCCAGAGGGACACCCTTGAGGATGCCCAACTGGCTATGCTCTACTCCTCTGGCCAGTGCTCGGCCAAGCGTGCGAGGTCAGCAGGTCTGACGCCCCACAATCTCTGGGCCATGTCTGACACCTCCTCGGTCGTCATGTCGCCCACGTACACAGGCACTCCTGTGTCGTAGTACTCCCTGCCCATGAGTCCTGTCGGTGGTGGAGCAAGTCGTTCCACCATGCGCTCGATCCATTCGTAAGCGTGCTCAAGCGTGAAGTAGGTCATCTGCCCGTCTGGAGCCTTGACGGGTAACAGGTAGTCCCGCTCGCCGTCTGACCCAGCTTGCTTGTGGTAGCAGGCGACGACCATGAACACGACGTAGTGTTGTCTTTCCATGTGTTGCCTCCTAGCGTGTGAACTGGAACAGGATGAAGGCGGCGATGCCTATGGGTAGCGCGTAGAACATGACCTCCGTGGCTACGACGATGGCGAGTTCCATGCGCTCGCGTGATCTGCGCTGAGCTTGTCTGACTCTTGCGTTCATGTGTGTGTCTCCGTTAGAAAACTTGGGGCGAAAAAAAACCCCCACGAGCGTAGCCCGTGAGGGTGTGTGTGATGTCACCACGAGAGCAGTTCGTCTCGGATGTGTGTCTTCGCGTGACGCCGTACCGCTTTGTTCGTCTGGCGTTGTGCGTGCTTGCACGAGAACGACTTGTAGGCGTGATCGCCCTGTTCTCGCTGTTCCCTCATGTGCTTGCGCTGTACTCGCGCTTCCGCACAGGAGTAGCTTGCTGTGCTGTTGCCGTACTTGTGTGCCTGCATGGTGTGTGCCTCCAGAAAACGACAGGCCAAAAAAAACCCCGCAGGCGTGAGCCTGCGGGGTTGCGTGTGCGCGGATCAGGAGCGCGTGAGCAGTGCGAGTACCGCGTCACGGGTGTCCGCGTCAAGGCCAGCGATGAAGTTCGTGGCGCGGGTGGTTTCACGCGCTTGCGCAGTCGTGAGCGCGAGTGCGGGTGCGTCCACGGACACGCTCGCGGGTGCGGGAGCCGATGCTTTCGCGGCGGCACGTTTCGCGGCGAAGTGCGCTTGCACGCGGGCGTTCGCGCCCGTGAGATCGTGCGAGCCGGTCGCTTCGAGGTTCTCGAGCATCGCGGCTGTGCGCATCGCGCGGAAGCCGTCGGTTTTGCCGTTTTTCGCGGCGCGGGCAAGGCGCGCACGGAGCACGGGTATGACTGCGGCGGCGTCGAGCGTACCTGCGTCGAGGTGCTCAGCGATTACCGTGAGCGCGAGTCCTTCGGGTGTGATCGTGGTCATGTGTGTATCCTCGTGTGAATACCGAACCGGAATGGTCGGCTTGCCCAAGAAGTACCTTTCGCCCGCCCGCGCGCCCGCCGCGCATGGGACGACACGAGACCGCCGAGAGCCGTATCCTACGGATATGATTGAAATTTTTGCCTCACGCGCGTTTAGCGCGTACATGCGAGCGCATGACGCGAAACGTCCGGCAGGCCAGAGACGGGTCGAATCCCCCTTACAGGGGGATTTTTTGCGTGTGAAATCAGCGGGTTACGCGCGATTGCGTCGTGTTTGCGCATGAGGCGCGCGTACACACATGGGACGAGGGGGGGGCGTCCCGCCGACCCGCTTTGCGATGCCAGTGTGTCACTTGCCTGCCCCTTAACTAAGCGCATCAAATTTTGAAAACGTCCGAAAAGAAAAGAGCAAGTGTGACAATCACTTGCGAAACGTGTAAAAAGCAGTTCAAGACAAAGCGTTATCATAAAGAAAGGCGTAAGTTTTGTTCTTGGGAGTGCAGAAAGATCGCGCCAGAGGCGCGAAAGGCTAGGGAAATTATGAATCTTGCAGAGAAAGAGCGACTAACACCCGCCCAAAGCGCAAAAATACGGGCAGAGATAGGCGATTATCTGAAGAATCAGATAGATTTGGCCCATCAAGTGGTGCTTGGCCACATAACATGGAACCCCACGCAGGCTAGAGTCTTTGGAATGCTCTTAAATAAGGTGGTTCCAGACCTTAATGCGTCCTTTGTACAGCACGAACACACTACAAAACAGCTAACAGAGCTATCAAGGGACGACCTAGAGGCCATTGCCGCTGGCGTTTCTAGCATAGAAGTAGAAGCGCAGGAGGGAATACTCATTGAAGGTAACCAATAATCAGGCAGAAGCCTTAGAAACCAACATCACACTGTCTGAATTTGGCACAGCAATGTCTCAAATAAACCTAGACGGCGTGCCAGAGCACAGAAAAAGCGATGCAATCCGCGATCATCTAGCCAAAATCATGGCTGAAGCACTGAAAGACAAGGAGAAAGCGCAGGAACTTCACATTAGCCGCATATTAAAAGGCGCATTGTGAGCAAAGTTTCCCAAAAGCAGGTAGCTCAGTACCTTCTCCGCATACGTGACGCAAACGAAGGGTATCTTGGCTTTGTAAAGCTGATGTATCCAGAGTGGACGCTGGCAGACTTCCAGCTTGAGCTAATAGAAGCGTTAGACAGCCTAGAGAAAGGCACTCTTGGTGTTAATAACCTCCTTGTCACAATGCCGCCACGACATGCTAAGTCCACATTCGGCACGGTCTTGTTCCCCAGCTACTTCATGGCCCGTGATCCACAACGGTACATCATGTCCTGCTCCTATAACGCCCAGCTAGCCACAGACTTTGGCAGACAAGTACGCACGGTCGTAGAGCAGAACCTAATCAACCAAGCATTCCCCGACTTCAACCTGTCCCAAGAGTCACGCGCCGCAGATGTGTGGCGCACAGAGTCGGGTGGAGCCTATTTCGCAGTCGGTGTTGGCGGTACAACCTCTGGCCGACCAGCCAACCTCCTGCTTGTGGACGATCCAATCAAGTCAAGAGAGGACGCGGAGTCCCTGACCCAGCGCAACAAGACGTGGAACTACTACACTTCTGCACTGGCCACTCGACTCCAGCCCAGTAACAAGGGCGACCAGCCAAAACAAATAGTCATCCTGACCCGCTGGCATCCAGACGACCTAGCTGGCCGACTCATGGATAGCGAGGATTGGAAAGAAGGACGTTGGAAACACATCAACTTCCCAGCCATCAAGAAAGTAAACGGCAGGAAAATAAGCCGACGCATGCTTCCAGAAGATGACCCACGCTACGTGTCTCCAGACGAATACCGCTCCTTGTCTCCAGCAAAAAGAGAGGTGGCAGAAGAAAACGAACAACCACTCTGGCCGGAACGATTCCCGCTGGAAGACTTGAAGCGAAGAGAGCGTCTGAACCCGCGAGAGTTTGCCAGCTTGTACCAGCAACAGCCCTACATTCAAGGCGGTAACCTAATTCGCACAGATTGGTGGCGCAGTTATCCAGACGATCTCAAGCCAGAATCTTTCACAACTCTGGTCATAGCGGCTGACACAGCATTCAAGAAGTCGGAGTCAGCAGACTACTCTGTCTTTGTCGTAGCAGGTATGGACAAGACGGGCGACATCTACATAGTGGACATCGTGCGCGGCAAGTACGACTTCCCAGAACTCAAACAGCGCATGATCCAACTGAACAACGCATGGCGAGGCAGAGGTCTACGCGCAATCTACATCGAGGATAAAGCCTCCGGCCAATCTCTCATTCAAGAACTCAAGCGCGAGTCCGGTGTCAGCGTCATCCCCTACAAGGTTGTCACAGACAAAGTTGCTAGGGTAAATGCCATACTGCCACTCATCGAAGGCGGGCGTGTCTTTCTGCCAGAGTCCTCTGTCTGGCTGGATGATTTCGCTGACGAGTGCGTGTCTTTCCCAAACGGCAACCATGACGACCAAGTGGACGCCATGACCATAGCCGTTGATGTATTATCTCGAACATCAGTTTCTCCAGAAGCCTACGACCTACACTCAGACCCAACACAGTCCATCAACCAAAATCCCGACAGGGACTTTGGAAAGTCCCTTTTTCAGACAGTAAAGAAAGGGCGGATCAGTTGGAGAGGCTGGGGGATGTAAGGACGACAAAGACTATATACAGGACTAATATCCAGCTATGGCGACTTCAGGCCCAAAAAATACACCATCACTCCCATCAGGCTCCTCGTATAACAGCGCGGAGTACGTTGCGTCATCTGTACCCAACGAGGGGATGATCGTAGACCTGTCTAGGTACGCGAACCAGCTAATCAATTACGAAGACATATCTGGAATGCTCACGGAGAACGAAGAGCGTCGGATCGTAGACTACGTTAAGTCTATGGTCGATATGTCCTACTTTAAGATTCGCAAACGCTACGACCACTGGAAAGAAGCCGACCGCGCTCACGATGTCTACGTCCCACCGGACACCACAGACTTCCGTGAGAAAGCGGTCATGGCCGACACCCGCGCCATAGCAGACACCGTTCTGACTTACCTCATGGCCGCGCTTGGCGGCAGGAACCCGATGTTCCAGCTTGAGGGTCTAGACCGACAGTCTCGCAAAGCCTCCCTGATCCTAGAGCGTGTCTTGCACCAGCAGATGCGCAGAACCGCAGGTGAGGCGCGACTAGCCCAGATGCTTATGGACAGCATCCGCTACGGCTTTGCCCCAACAAAAGTAATTTGGGACAACCAAAGCAACCAGAACAAACTTGTGAACTTCGATCCACGCCGCTGTTTCCCAGACCCCCGTGTGACATGGGGCGATTGGGAGAGCATGCAGTACATCGTTTTCACAAACTATCAATCCTACAACTCGCTCCTGTATAGCGGCCTCTACCCCAAGCTTAGAGACAATAAGGCTCTGCGCCACAAGATGAGTCCGCCTCGCAATGCATGGAACGCCCACAAGTGGCACAAAGAAGAAGGTCGCGGACTGTCAATAGACCCAGCTTCTCCCCTCCAGCGCGAGCGAATGGATCACAGCTACTTTACTCTGGGTGACGCGCGAGTCGTAGATGAGGCGTGGGTTCGACTTTCTGGACATGAGATCGGCATTCCGACCATAGACCAGATATTCCTAGTCGTCACAATCCTAGACGAGAACGTAGTCATACGCTTCCAGCTAAACCCATACGGCAGGCAGTTCCCAGCCGTAATTGGTGGTCTATACCAAGACAGCCACAAGACATACGGCCAATCACTGTACGACCTCATCCTGCCAATGCACGATGTCGCCACATTCCTGATGCGTAGCCGTATCGACAATATATCAGCGGCACTGAACAACCTGATCTTTGCCGATCCAACTCAGGTCAGCATTCCAGACCTGATAGACAGGAATCCTTGGGGGATTGTCAGGACACTTCCCGGCGTCAAGCCGGGGGATGGCGTGTTTATAGCACAAGTGCCTGACGTAACTAGAGGCCATTTAACCGACATCGAAGTAATGTCCGGCCTCAAACAGCGCGTCTCAGCGGCCTCCGACGCCCAACAGGGCATGCCAACATCTGATGGCATACGGACGGCCACTGAGATTCAGCGCCTTACACAGCTAGGCTCACAGCGCCTAGGCGTCATCGCACGCATCATGTCGTCAACCACTATCCGCCCAATGGTCAGGATGATGGTTGCCAACATACAAGACTCTCTCGACATGAACGGCTCTATCCGCATAGACAGAGACAAAATGCCTACACAGCTAAGCGAAATGGTTGACGACGGATACTTAGATTACAACGTCAGCAAAGACCTACAGGGCGAAATCGACTACCTAGTAATCGACGGAACTCTCCCGCTAGAGCCGACCCGTAACGCAGAAACGTGGATGAACATGCTTCAGATCATGAATCAGACAGGACTCAACATGGAGTACAACGCTGGTCAGATTGCAGAAGAAGCCATACGCGCCATGGGTATTACAGACTTAGACAGGTTCCGTGTCTCTGAGGAAGAGATGCGTGCTAACGGCCCGTCCCCGAGCCAACAGCTAGCAATGATGGAAAAGATGCGCGGTGCATCCGTACAACCTAATGAGCAAGTCCAGCAAGAAGTAGACAGAGGGAATCTAATTCCTCTTTCTGAAGCTCGTCAGGCGCGTGGACGACCCCAGTAAAAAAATAGTACATGATATGTCTCTTATCGGAGAAGACGTAGATGGCTGAAACAAGACCCGCCAGTGAACAGATTAGGTTTGTTAGCTCTAAAACAGGAGAGCACAACCTAGACACGTACATGGAGAACACTGAGAAAGGCACGCGCCAACTCAGTGACATGATCGGTGATCTGTTCGACAGTAGCGGCAACTACAAAACTACTGTTTTCCAACTGCGTGAGCTTTCAACTAACGCAGGTATTTACCAGTACCGTATAGGACAAGGCACTTCCTATGACACGGGCTGGGTTCAATGGAACACAAACGACCTAAGTGACATTGCAGACCTAGCAAGCAATTCAGCCACAGCCGCCGCTAACTCAGCCACAGCCGCCGCCGCGTCTGCAACTTCTGCCTCTGCTAGCGAAACAGTAGCAACTGCCGCCCAAACGCAGATAAACAGCTTCACTCAGATATTTTTGGGGCCGTTTGCCTCGAACCCTTCGGGTTCTTTCGCGGCAGGCACTCTGTACTTCAATACTACAGACAACGCCCTGCGAGTCTATAACGGAACATCTTGGCAAACCGCAGTGTTCGACGCTAGCGGGGCATTGGTTGCCGCCAACAACCTGTCTGACCTAGCAAATGCCGCAACAGCCCTGTCCAACCTAGACTCTAACCTCGCATCTTTTGTCTCTGCCTTTACCCTGCCCACCGCTGATGACAGCGCAGGCAAGGTTCTGAAGACAGACGGAGCAGGCACACTTTCGTTTGGCAGTGTTTCTAGCGGAGGCGGTACGTCCAAGTTCAGCGTTGCAGACAGCGCCGCCAACCCGCTTGTTGTTGATGGCGAGTATGAGGCGATTGAAAACAATTACACCGTCCCCGCGAATGGCGCACAGGTCTTCCCTTTTAAAACTCTGCATGTAACAGAAGTTGCCAGCATAGCTGGCACATCTAGCACGTTTGCTGTAACAGAGAACGTGAACAACCACGTTTTCTACCAATCAGCGCACGTAGCAGATGGCATAACCATTACATTAACGAGTGGTAGCATAGTCCAAGGTGTAGACACTGCGCCAGCGGCAGGAACTTCTACAGACCTTGTAAGGAGCAGTGGCGAGATGCTCTACTTCGGATCAATTCGCTAGGAGATAGAAATGTCAGCGACTCGAACATCAACATCAATAGCTCCGACCAGAAAGGTCAAGGCTTATACCAACACCGGAACCAACGCTGTTGTGGTAACGCTTTCACTTGTTAGCGAAGACTCCACCGCCAACCCGCAAGTCAGCGTAAAAATAGACAACACTCAAAGCTATGCTTTTGATTATGAAGTAGATGACTCTTCTGTTAGTCAACTAGTGAACAATGGCTTTTGGCTGGGATTTACAAATTCTGCATTTACCCCGACATTTGGCGACACTAGCACCAAGGGGAGCCTTGGGGGAAGAAATATAAGGGGAGCCAACGGCAGTGATTACGAGACGAGCGGGTACAACAACAGCTACCCTTTTGATCCGTATTTCATTGCGCACCCAGAAGAGGCGGGCATGGGTTCGGATTGGACGTACATGGCCTCCATAAAAAATTCTGGAGGAACTGTATATCACTTTTCAGACATCTCTGGCTATAGCAATGCTGATTGGCAAACGATGTTATCTGGTACTCCAAACACCGTTAGCCCAGCCGCCACCGCCAACTACAACCCATCCTATTACGACAACAGTAATGGCGGGACAATGCACTGCCCATATTATGGTTTTACGGTGAGCTTTCAGTCGAACGGTTATTCGACCATGACGTACCCCTACAACAATGCAAACGCTCACAACCAGAATAGATCGTCCAACGGTTGGATTTACGCATCATTTAGCGGTGCAAACCCCAATAACTACATTCCTGATATTAGTAGCTCAAGCGGAGCACCCTCTGGTACGTCAGGATGGTGGTGGAGCGGAAGTCACGGAATCTATTTGTATAACGCTTCTCGGTACAGTGGCGGATACTACCGCCTGTTTGATACCACAGGTGTTCTGGGAGACACCAGATACGCTGGAAGCTCTACTGTAACCACCACAAACATTGAAGACTTGATAAACAGTAGTTACAGCCCTGTAAGGATTCGTGCAACACAAAACGAAAACAATGCGAATTATCTGGTCTACAACCCTTGGGAGCAAAAATACTACATCAGGTTTGTTGGCTCTACAGCAGGAAATGACGTAGATGGCCTTGTGCAGTACCACAAAGGCACTAGGGTGGCAGGAAACGTGACCGGCAGAGTTACAACCGGAGACACCGACTACCCAAAAAGCACTAGCTGGGGTAATGCCTTTACTGTTGTTTCAACAAACAGTGGCTCTAACGGAATACCTCAAGGCGAGTTTACAACCAGACCAATTTGTGTCGGCTACAAAATATGGGTTTGCAAATCGACCTCTGGAACAGTGTATTTTTCTAACGACATCATAAACTGGAAAGAGCTAAGTGCTTTTGATACTTTCGCGCCAACTGGTTATACAATGCTTAACGAAATAGGAAGTTTGACGCTAAACAATCAGGTCAGGTATTACGGAAAATCAAGCTCTGTAACGAAAAGGTTAGAGGATGGGTGGAGTGCTGTTCCGAGCGCAGGCACACTGGAAAACAAAACAACCGCAGGCAATTTTGAGAGAACGGCAATAATTGTTCCTGCTGGGGATTGTTTATACGTCAATAACCACCATCCCACGGCCAGCGTTGCTTGCAACGTGCTAGCGGTTTCTCTGTAGGTAATTAATATGCCGAGAACTATTACCCTAAACAGCGCCGCAGGCGGTTCCACAGGAGCCGCAACTGTTGATGTCCCCGCCGAAATAATTGCCCACAACGACAAAAATGGTGTTGAAAATCTTATCAGACGTTACGTTTTTACCAGCGCCTCGACACCCAACCTAGGCGACATACTGATAGACGACAACATAAATTTCACTGAGACTGCTGGCTACAAGGTAAGAATTAGAAACCCCGGCTTTAACGGCGACTCTGACTTAGCTTGGCACATGCCGGGAGGCGGCAGTCATTACTGGTACAACCGCCATCAGCGTGGCGGTAGCGCAACTACTTCTCAGTCCAACAGCAACAATGGTATTCCTTGGAATGGAGGAAGCACAGTTGTGTCAGGCTACACCAATGGCCGCTGGGCGACTGTAACAGCCGAAATTTACTTGGACGCGGTAGAAAACAAATACATTAGCTGGTTCCATGAGGTCACATCTTCTGGCAACGTGCCTAGCATGGGAGCAGAAGGCGGCTCTACTGGGTTCACCAATAATCCGTGGACTTCAATAAACATAAGGGCATACGGCCTCGATAACTGGAGAGCGCCCAATGGTCACGGGCAAATGATTTTTGAAGTCTATAAAATTAAGCGAGTAATCACGCCGCTAAACGATGGCGGCATCTCAACTTAATGTTAGAGCAGGGACGACAATCCCTATGAAATCCACTTATCCTTGGGATAACTCCCGCTCCAAACTGAAACAGGAGAGTAATTGTGAGTAAGATCATTGTAGATCAGGTACAGAAAAATGGAGGCACGGCACTCACGCTACCCGCTTCGGATGCGTCTACTGCCAATCAGCCCTTGGTCTCCAATGCTTCTGGCACACTGGCATTTTCACCCCTATCACTTCCAGCATCCGATCCCGGCGCTAACAAATTTTTAACCTCTAATGGCTCCAACGTACTACAGGCATCCAGCTTTGCTGTGCCTGCTTCGACAGGAACCGCCAATCAGGTGCTCACTTCAGACGGTGCTGGAGCCGCCACTTGGTCAACCCTCAGTGTTGGCGGTTGGGATGGCGCTTATGTTGTGAACTGCACAACCGCCAATGCGAGCACAATCACAGTAAACTGGACAGATGTTGTCTCTGGGATTGCAGATACCGATATTGCCCAAGTTCAAATTTCTCTTCTAGGCGTTTCTACCAGTAGCTCGGGAAAACTTCGGTTCTACGGAAGAAACTCTAGCGGCAACATTACGAGCGGCTACCTTGGATACACGACGAACTACAACTACTGGGGTTCTGACTCAGACAACCAAGGTCACAACAGCAATAATGGTTGGTGGGAAATACCCAACTATCAGCCCATGGCCCAGACAGATTATTCATACGGCTCTGGCCTCACAGGTACGCTGGATTGGTACATCTTTAAAGATGCTACTTATGGTAATTACTCGGTTCATGGAACCTACGGTTACCAACAAAACACCAGCTATAACGCATACAACGGCGAACGAACCCAATGGGACAACTACTCAAACAGCCAGCCGCCAGCAACGGCCTCCCATGGTTTTCAAATGCAGGCGACGAGCGGGAACATAAATCGCGGATTTTTAATTACTCGCATCAAGAAGCGAACGTAATAGGAGTATTTAGATATGCCTACTTATAAATGGGAAGCTGGCGAACGTATTCCAATGAGCGCGGAAGAAGAGGCCGCGTATACGTCTCAACTGCCCAGCGATGCGGATAAGAGTGCAGACCTTGCAAAAGGAAATCGCAGTCGGCGTGATGCGCTTCTTGCGCAGACAGATTGGGAAGTCACCAAGGCCACTGAAGCAGGGTTAGCCGTTGCTGACGCAATAAAGACGTACCGAACTGCGCTACGAGACTTGCCGACTCACGAGAACTGGCCCAACCTAGAAGACGCCGATTGGCCAACCGCTCCCTAACCACTAGGGGGTGGTATCAGTGTCAGAACTGCTTTCAATATCAATGGCAGAGCTTGAAGAGATCATCCTCAAGTCTGCCAGAAAAGGTGCAAAGCAAGCCTTAAACGATCTGGGACTAGACGACGAGTCTGCCCAGAAAGATGTTTACGAGCTTAGGCAATTACTCGAAGCCTATCGCGCTGTAAAAAAAGGAATGCTTGTAACATTCGGTAAGCTAATCGCATTGGCCATAGTATCCTTTGCGGCAGGTAGTTTTTTTATGACCCAGATAGGGAGCGGTAAATAATGAAAGGCCGTAAGAAATCCAGAAAGACAGCCAAATCCATTGCTGATCGAGCGCACAAGCCTGCCTTTGGCACGGTTAAGAAGCGCACCAAGCCGCGAGGCATGAAGAAGTAATGGCTAAGCCCCGCAAGGGCAAGGCCAAAGTCAAAGTAACCAAGTCCGGCAAGCGCGTTAGTTACGGGCAAGCAGGCAAGGCGAAAGGCGGTGGCCCACGAGTCAAGCCCGGCACGTCCAAGGGCGACTCTTATTGCGCACGCTCTCTTGGTATCAAGAAGCGCCTGTCCAAGAAAAAGCAAAACGATCCCAACACGCCTAACAATCTCAGCCGCAAACGCTGGAAGTGTAAGGGCGCGAAGTCAATGAAATGAAGACAAAATCTATCAAGGCGCTTGGACGCCGCACTCAAACTGGTAACATGAAGCACAACGATTGTCCGTGTACCAAGAAGCGAGTGCCTGCAAAAAAGGGTGGAAAAAGGTAATGGCAAAGAAACTGACACCAAAGCAACAGAGAATAGCTAGAGTCGCTAAGCCAAAGAACAAGATCACTGGCGCTGACTTTAAGGGGTTAAGGCGTGGCAGGAAAAAGCAAAAGTAAGTCCAAGTCAAAAGGCAAGAAGGACGCTTGCTACAGCAAGGTAAAGGCCAGATATAAAGTCTGGCCTTCGGCGTATGCGAGTGGTGCATTAGTTAAGTGTCGAAAGGTCGGCGCTAAGAACTGGGGCAACAAGAGTGCCAGCAAAAAGAAAAAGTAGCGGCAGTAACAGCCTAAAAAAGTGGTTCTCCCAGAACAATGGGAAAGGCTGGATAGACTGCAAGACAGGTAAGCCGTGTGGACGCCAAAAGGGCGAGAAGCGCAAGTCTTACCCTGCTTGCCGCCCGACAAAAGCTCAATGTACGAGCGCGGCTAGCAAGAAAACTTCCAGCAAGCGTATAAGCTGGAAGAAGAAAAAATGAGTGCATCTAAGAAGCTGAAAGAAATCATCGACTTAGAGAACTCGCCGGGGTGGCAACACCTCAACAAGATCATGGAAGATGAGATTTTGCAGGCGGCAATGCTGATTGCAGAATCCCCCAAGATGGAGCTAGACGAGATAAATTTTCGTCGTGGGGCTATATGGGCGGCGGCTCGTTGCAGAGAGTTGCCCGTAAAAGTGCGTGCTCAACTGGAGTCTGAGGTCGCATTAGGAGGGTCAACAGACCCATTTACTGAAGACTAACTCGACGCTACGGCTTCGATAGGAGATCAAAATGGCATTGCCAGAAGAGCAAATGGCCGCAATCGACAACATTGCCGCCAAGCAAATGGGAGTCGCTCCGGCTACCCCACCACAACAAACCCAAGCCGCTCCGGCAGAAAGACCTGATACGCCGCAAGAAGCCGCGTCCAAGGAGCTTTCTCCAACCACAGAAGGTGACAACGTACTGGCTGAGTCCACGACGTTTACTGTGGATTTTGGCGATGGGAACATGCGTTCGCTTACAGACAAGCAAATCGTGGGTACTTACAACAGATACCGCGACTTGAATCACAAGCAGGCGCAGTACAAGCCCGTGAACGACCTCGTAGACAAGATCATGAAGGCTAACCCCAACATGACTCCTACGCAGGTCGCAGAAACCCTAGACAACATTGTCCGCGCTGGTAAGTCGAATCCGACCATGGGCAACGTCAAGGGCGAGAAGTCTGGAGACTCTCAGTCAAAACAAGCGCCAGCAGGCCAAAATCCCCAGCCAGAAATGGACGAAATGCTTGCTAGCTGGGAGAAGGAAAACGCCGCAACCTTACCGCCCGGATACAAAGAAATGCTGGTGGGTCAGGGCCAATCTAATCAAGCACTACAGGCCCAAATACAGCAAGTGCAAGCACAGCTACAGCAGGTTTTGGCCCAGAGCCAAGGCGTAGCGCAAGCGGCTCGTGATGGCGTGGTCAATGCAAACACCCAGAAAGTAGATGCGGTAAAGCAAACCATTGCCAATAATCTGAACAGGGCGCAAGCATCTCTTCAGTTGGCTGACGACAAGGTAAACGACTTTCTTATCTTTACAGCAGAAAGGGGGTATAGCCTAGAAGACTTTGTTGACGGACAGCTTACTTCGAAAGTGATGACCGACTTCAAAAACATGATGGATTCAGAGGAAATGGATCGCTACCGCGAGATGTCTCAGCGAAGACAGGCTTATACAGGTAGCTTGGGTTCATCTCCGTCTAGCCAGCAGGGTGCGGCAGAGCCTACTGGAGACAGCACGTTTGACAAGCTGTCTTCCGGCATAATGAGCCAAAAAGGAATTGGATAAAAAATCTATAAAAGGGGGACGAAAAGTCCCCTTTTTTGATTTATATTCAGAGAATGCAATAGTGCTTCGCCACGGCCAAGCCGCATAACTGAATGAGCGACGGTACATTCCGCTAATTCGCCTACAACTTAATCCTTTCATTCCAAGCCAAGGAGATTAACCATGGCCGCTATTCAAGGTATGAGGGGCACAGGTGAGTTTAGCTCAGACTTCCGCCCCAAGAACTATCGTGAGCTTTTCACGTTGCTTGAGCCTAACGGCAATGCACCGCTGAACGCTCTTCTTTCAATGGGTTCTTCAGAGTCTACCGATGACCCTGAGTACAAGAACTTCCGTGACGAACTGCCAGAGCGCGTCTTAACGACGAGTGCCGCTGTTGCTGACACCACAACTGGGACTGTCCCCGTTTCTAATGGTGACGACAACAAGTACGCGATCAGTGGCGCAATCTTGGTAAACCAAACTACTGGCGAGGTTATGCACGTAACTGCTGATTATTCAGCAACTAACGTGGTTGTAACTCGTAACATTGGTGGCACTTCCCACCAGATTGCCAGTGGCGCAAAACTGTTCGTAGCGGGTTTCGCGGCGGCTGAAGGCGCGAGCAGTCCTACTGCTATCACCTTCGACGCAACCGTAGCTTCTAACTACACGCAAATCTTCCGAACTGCGTTCCAAGTGACCAACACTCTTGGTTCCACCTATCTTCGCACTGGAGACAAGATGGATGAAGCCATGACGAAGGCGCTGAAGCTACACATGAGCGACATTGAGCGAGCGATGTTCTTCGGTAAGAAGCACGAAGCAAACGGCTCAACAAATGCTCCGACCCGCTACACGGGTGGTCTTATCAACAGCATGACCAACGTAACCGACATCACCACTGACTACGCAAGTTACGGTGGTGCTTCTGCTGGAAACATGACTGAAGAAGGCTTTGATGACTTGCTCATCTCTAGCGTCTTCAAGTTTGGTTCCAAGCAGAAGATCGCTTTCGTTGGCGAAACTGTTGCTAACCATCTGCAACAAATCGGTAAGAACCGCTGGCGTCCGACAGCAATCGAAGGCACTTACGGTGTAAATCTTACCCAATACGAGACCTTTGCCGGAGACCTGATGGTGCATTTGCATCCCCAGTTCCGTCAGTTGGCGCACATGAAGACATCTATGGTTGTCGTTGACTTCCCATATCTGTCTTATCGCTACCTCGAAGGTCGGGATACTCAACTGCTGGAGAATCGTCAGTCCCCTGATGCCGACACCATCAAACATGAGTACCTGAGTGAGTGTGGTCTCGAACTGCTCCAAGACAAAGTTCATAGTTACATCAAGAACTGGTCAGGCCGATCCTAATAACTAGGCGGCTTGTTGTCTTGAGTTAAACGGTAGGGGGGGTAACACCCCCCTATTCATTTAAGAAAGAGGAAACCCAAATGGCAGAGCCAAAGCGCAAGCGAGCTAGGACAAAGAAGGGTCACTACAAGGCTGACGACCCATCCACCCCAGAGGTAAACGAGGCTTACGAACAGCCTGCACCCAAGAAAAAAGCCCCAGCAAAGAAGAAGGCCGCTCCAAAGAAAACTTCTTCTGACGAGATTGTTGTTTTTGAAACACGAGAGCAGGAATCCGTGTCTTTCCCAGTAGCGGGAATTGACCCAGTAAGAAACTACCAGACCAACCGCCTTGAATATAATGTCAGAGCGGATGATGTAGAGCGTTTCATGCTAAACCACTTTGTGCAGAATGCGCGAGTAGTCCGTAAAGGAAGCTAATAATGTCCTATCACACGGGTTCGGGTTCAAGTTCTACGGGAACCACCTCAAGTAGTTCTACTGCTAAAACAAGTTTTGTTGTCACGGTAGCTACATATAATGGAGCTAACGTCTTCTACATAGATGGCGTTGCAAAACCCGTACTTGAGCTAGAGCGTGGGCAGACACATACATTTGTTCAGTCCGACTCTACAAACGTAGGCCATCAGATAGCCTTCAAGCAAGGCGGGGTTGCTTACACCACTAACGTAACCAACACTGGCACTCTTGGCCAAGCAGGCGCTCAAACAACTATTGAGATACCCGCATCCTCTTCCATACCCGGATCGTTCAGCTATTACTGCGCGGCACACGGCGATGGCATGGGAAACAGCATCAGGGTTACAAAGCCAATCAGGACTTACGCGAACGCGACAAAGCAGGAGGATGTTGGAAAAACATCCGAATCTAGCGACACCAATCCGCACATCAGAGACAAGTATTCTCCGCTAGGCACGCTGTCTATGCAGGCTCTCAGGCGCTTTGGAGACTACGCGCCCGGAACTGTAGACGGAGATGTCATGCTGATGTTCATTGAGTTTGCGAACATGGTCATAGACGACATCCGAATGCACCCTTACAGGGACTTGACTGTGGAGATTGACTACTACGACAGTCAAAATGACAGCAGGGCTATAGAGGACATAATTATTGTCAACGGTCTTTTGTACCACTACTCAATGCAACAGATGTCGGAGAAGGCTCAGTTTTACCAAGCAAATTATTTTAGAACTCTAAACAGCAAGCTATGGGAGTCTCTGAACGGCAATACGAATATCAAGATGCGTATTGTTGATGACGGAACTAACCCTAGAAACTTTATCGGCAGTAAAACCAGCAACTACAACGGCTTGGTTACGGATGCTAAATGACAAGCACTACAAAATCATTTACTGGCGTAAAGGTAAAAACATTCGCCTATGAGAACTTCCAAGGCTTAGACACAAGCCGAGACGTTACCAGCTTAGACACTGGCAAAGACCAACACCTGTCTTCCATGAAGAATTGCACTGCCGATTGGCGCGGACAGATCGTGCGTGACGCAAGTGCAAAAAAGCGAACAGGCGAGTTTGTGGTCAAACACATCAATTTTTTTAACACTTCTGAGATTGTCTACGCAGAAGAAACGGGTGCTTCCATAAATCTTGTCTCTGAATCTGGTGGCGGGCAAATCCTAAAGGACGCATATCCGCTTGGAACAAACGTGTCTTCGGCTGTCTTTGACCAATCTGTTATGTTTTTTGCGCCCAGAGAGTCTTCCTACAGATACGACGGCTCCGGCTTTGCCTTGAATCAGTCTCCGGCACTAAACATACTTCGCCCAGCATTCGGCGTCTCCATACAAAGACGGCTTGCGGTAGCTGGCATACCATCAAAACCTACAGAGGTTCACTTCAGCAGAGTTGACTCAGACGACGTATTTCCAGATGACGAAAGCGAAACAAGCGCAGATGTTCTCCGCGCTTCGTTTTTTGATATAGCGAGCCTTCTTAGAAGTGCAGATGTGGTTACGGGACTTGGTGCTTTTGAGCAGAATAGGTTGGTCGTATTTACTAATGACAGGGCGGTAATCTACAAGATAGACCCAGACCTTACGCTCTGGACAATAGACGAGTCAGCCAACATAAACATCGGCACTTTCTCTCACAACACTATTCAAAACGCTGGCACAGACCTTTTGTTTGCGAGCCGATCTGGAATACACAGCATCAAGCGGTCTGAGGAGAATGGTATTCTCGTCTACTCGTACTCACTGAGTGACAAGGTAGACCTGCTGTATCGAGAGCTATACAACAGCGTGCAAAACAAGCAGGACATTAGTGCTGTCTTTGACCAAGACAATGCCCAGTACCATCTTTTCTTTCCTCAAACGAACCAGCTTTGCACTAGACTAACCCTGTCTATGAACCCAGAAGGGGGTCAGGCACAGCCAAAATTCAGCACGGCGGACTTTTTGCAGGCAAGATGCGGTTCGTTCCTTGCTGGCAAAATGACATTCGGGACATCAGGCGGTGTCTACGAAGTGCTGTTGCCCGAAGAGTTTGAGGACGGCGCATCTACACCAGAGATAGACGTGCTCACTCCATTCCTTTGGCACGGGAGTCTGTATGACACAAAGCAGACAGAGAGCATAACTGTGCAAGCCACGGGCAAAGGCATACTCGAAATGGTTGCAATAGACGACAGAGGCCACAAAATTGGCAGTTTAGTCTTTGAAGTGGACGACGATCAGGACGACAATTACTTTGAAGATGTGCCACTATCACGGCAGTACGAGCGAAAGTGGAGCCATCGTTACAAGGCGGCACAATACAGGTTTCGCTCCAGAGAAGGCAATGGCCTTCTTAGAATCATTGGATTCGCGGTCAACGTGAGGAATTAACACATGGCTAGATTACGCCAACAATATCCACAAAACTACGGAAGTAGCACGAACATCAACACAGAGTTTGAGTCTGTTGTTCGCTACCTCAATGCCGCAGAGTTAGGCGAAAACACCGTAGGCGAGCTTCTTGCAAAGATATTTGATGAGGGCGGCAACTTTGATGGCCCAATCCAGATAACCTTTGATTCTACAGATGGCTTGAAGTACAGGGTCGGAGAGTACACAAACACAGAAGACGGCTGGGTTGTTCTGGCTAGCGCGGCTTCTTTGCGAGGCCCAGACGGAAAAGCAGTCGGAGAGATTGGCGCACCTATATTTTTTGGGCGCACCGACACTGTGGCGGCTGGTGCTCAAACCGTGGTGGACTATGCCCACGACTCTGGTGACGAGCTTCTTGTCTACGTTGGTGGCGTTCTCAAGCGACCCGGTTCCAGCAACGACTACACGTCTAGTCCAACCGCAGGCTCCGCTGGTGCAGGCGCAGTAACATTTAACTCTGGCCTTACATCGGGTGATGTTGTGAGCATCTTCAAGGTGCGCACAACTTCGGTAACCGGATACACCAGATCAGACACCTTTACGTCTGCTAACCAAACCAACTTTCCATTTACTTTTGACGAGAACACAAAGCTACAGGTTTACAAAAACGGAATACTGCAAAGAGAAGGATCATCAAATGACTACACTTCGATCCCTGCTCAGAACATTGTTGGATTTAATACAGCGGTTCCGGCGGGTAACCTAGTCACAATCTTGACCGTAGAGAACACAGCTACGACTGCGGTAACTGGCCTGATGTTTGAAGAGACATACACCGATTCAGCAACGGGCTTAATTAACTACGCAAAACTGTCGGTAGCCAATAACGAGATTCCGCAGGCAAAAGTAGACAGTCTTCCTACGGCGCTCGCCGCAAAAGCAAAGCTAACGGTTTCCGCGTCTGCGCCATCCACTCCAGCAACAGGAGATTTATGGCACGACAGTTCGCAAACTCCTAACCAGCTAAAGTTTTATGACGGCACAAGCTGGATAAGAACAGCGCCGGAGTCATCTTTGCCCACATTTGCCACGGCAAACGCCGGACAATATGTTCGCGTAAACGGTGCTGGCACAGCACTGGAGTATGGCAACGTAGACCTAACGTCGGTCATACCTGTCAATCAGAAGGGTGTAGCAAGCGGCGTGGCAACTTTGGATGCCACAGGAAGGCTACCTTCTGCACAGTTGCCAGAGACACTGGCGACTGACAGCATCTACGAAAAGTTTTCTGGCACTTTGACAGCAGGAAACTTGGTAATGAAGCGTGTCTTCAAGCAAGTTGTCCGCATAGACGGTATATCTGTAAAGCTGGCCTCGGGAACTTGTGACATACAGCTAACCGTAAATGGCTCGGCGGTGACCTCAATATCTCCAGCAACATTTGCGGCAAGCTCAACAATTAACGAGCAAACGCTCGGAACCACAGCGACAGTAACGGCAAACACTAACTCTCAGGAAATAGGCATAAACGTGTCTAACGTAGCCACTCCTGTAGATTTAGAGGTCACAATGGCTGTCTCTATCCTGAGTTCATAAGGAGCAAATTATGGCCTTTGGTAGTCAATATCTTACAAGCGAGTTTGATTTCAGTCCGTTTATGAACTTCGGACAGCCTAGCGGTACTGGCGAAACGAGTGCTCTTAACAACTACCTCAGTAACTCTGTTGGCGGAGAAACCTCAGTGGATCAGCCAAACACCATGAGCAACTTCGGCAGTTTTGTCGGGCCTTTGAACATGGACACGGCCATTTCAAGCGCGCAAGCCAACGCCCTTGCTGGTCTTTCTGGTGTGGTCGCCCCCGGAACTCAAGAAGTGCCAGCCTATATGACGCCGGATGGAAACATTAGCCTCACCTACAACACCTTTACCGATCTAGTCGGTGGCCCCTTTGGAGAAGGATTCAACCCTAACGCATTCGGAAGAGGTGGAAGAGGTGGCTTTGGCTACAACTTTATGGGCGCAAATTTCCCCGCAGGTATGGGGAATCAGACCCAAGACGTTAATGTAATCTTGGACGACGACTACTTCGCCAATCTAGACACGGCAGATCAAGAGGCAGTTACAGAATTGCTTGGCCAAGGAACAGCTACCTTGGCAGACCTGACAGGTAACGCGGCCTTGAACCCAGACTCTCTTGGCGGGGCGGCATATTTGAACGCTTTAAATGCTGGCACTCCGATTGGCGGAACGTCAGTTGATGAAGAGACTGTACCCGCCGCAGTAGACACAGGCAGTGCATTTACAGACGCCGTAGTAAACACCGCAGTAAATACCGTAGACACGGGTTTTACCGGAAAAGGTAGTGACGCTGTTACCGGCCCTCTTTTTAACCCCGCTGAAGGCTTTGTTGACGGTTCTGCTTTTGACTATCTGGCAGGTGCAGAAGGTGTTGATGGAGATTTAGACCTTGAACTGGGAACGGTAGGTGCAGATGTAACTACCGGAGTCGGCAGTCAGGACACTGTAACAACTGCCGGAACTGGAGCTACAACTACAAATGCAGAAGGAGACACCGTTTCTACTGAAGACCCTGCGGTTGTAGAAGAAACAAATGCGCTTGTTGACGCTTTAGTCGCTTATCAAGCTGGCGACATGGATCGACAGACATTTAATGACATGGTTGCGGCGGCTGATCCGGCACTGATTACCTTGGATGTTGCAAATGCTATCAACCAAATCCGTAGCGAAAACTTCAACTTCCTGACCAATCAGTTCAACGAGCAGTACCAAGATTTTGGAGACTCGTTCAACGAGTATGCACTTGCCGTAGCTCAAGGCGTGAACCCGTTTGACAACACGGACACGCTAGGTATCGAAGACTTTTACGACGATCCTACGACAGATATAAACGAAAATATCTACGCCCAACTTGGCAGTGAGGCAGACGCCTTAGACTTGTATCAAACTTATCAACAGCTTGCTGAGCGTGGTGGGCCAAACTTCCTCCGTTCATACACCGACGCAGAAGGCAACGTAGTAGAGATAGACCCAAGGTTTGATCGCGCTGGTCTAACCGAGTTCGACATGGATGACATTCTTGCCAGAAGGGCTAGGCTTATGGGTCTGCTAGACCCGCTGAACGAGGCCAGAGACGCAGAAAACACAAGACTTTCTAACCTCTATGACGCCTTGGGCCAAGAGGGTACTTTGCAGGCTAGCAACCTAGACGCGGTAAATTACTACGACGTAGACCAAATCAATCAAACTAGGAACCAGCTAGAAGCGGCCATTGCCGCGCTGGATGCTCAGTCAGACAATGCTGTCTTTAACCAGAACTATACGCCAGAGCAAGTTGCCGCAATACGGACACAGCTTCAAGACCAGCTAAACAGAATTATCGGCTTTGATGATCCAGAGACAGAAGGATTTGACAGCCCCGGATTCCAACAGCAGTACGACACAGAATTAGCTAGGTTAAATGAACTGAGAGACGCTATAACAACCGAAGCAGGGGAAGCCTATCAGGCAATAACTTCTGGTGACTATGACTTTTCAAACATAGAACAAATACGCGAGTTTGCGGATGATCTGTCCTTTGCACGCGGCGATCTTGCAACAGCCATATCTCCTTTAATTGCTCGCGGCCTCTATGACCCTAACGAGTCTGGAGCCATGACTAGCGCCGATGCCGTGCAGAAAATGCTTGAGCAATACTTTGGCAACTTCGAGCAAGCAAAAGCAAGTGTTGATTCTAATGTCAGAAGTTACGAAGACCTTGCGAGACAGCTAATTAACAGAGCAGAGTCAGGAGATTTTAGGTCAGGGCAACTTCTTAATCAGTTACAAAGACAGTTCAGCGCTCTTTCAGACAGTGTGTCCGGTTTCGGCGGGATAGGCGGTTACACGGGAGATATGACCAACTTGAACGCTCTTCTCTCGGGAGAAGGCGGGATTCAAGGCATACTTACTGGCCTAAAAACTAGAAGGGAAAACGAGCTTGCCAGCATTCTTTCCGACTTCTTGCCAGAAGACGCGAGCATGGGTACTGATGGAGAAACCATACAGAGCTTTAGAGAACTTCTTGAAGGCACAAACCTTTACGACGAAGACGCAATACGCGGCTTCGGAGACAGGCTTCTTGGCATACAAGACAGACTCGAAGGCTTTACTGGTAACGATGAAGCCCTTGAAACAATACGAAATCGCCTCAAAGAACGGGGCAAGAGTGTGCAAGACAAACTGCAAGAACTCAAAGACTACCGCAAAGACCTTGAAAAACAGGCCGCAGACAAGATTAGAAAGTTTAGAACCAAGAAGTTCTACAATCTTTCTGACCTAGACGACTATGAAAGCGAGTTGATGGACTACAGGGATCAGGTAGAGCTATACGATGCCCAGCAAGCCTTCGATGAAATAGATCAGCTTATCGCTCTGATTGAAGGTAGGCGTGGAGACATGCGTGGAGTTTACGCGCAAGGCGATCCGGGCTACACAACCAGCATGCCAACAGGCTTTGGTGGCAGAGCGTACAACCCATTCATGAGCAAGGAGGAAGCAGACAGAGCATACGCAATGTCGCAAGGTTACATGCCGACAGCACTGAGCCAAGGTGGGCAGTACGCGGCAAACCCTTACGCTTTACCAACAGTTAGATTTGGTAGCTAAAAATGTTTGGAGAAATAGTCGGAACTGTAGCTGGGGCGTTTCTCAGCAACCGAGCTAGAAAAGATGCCAAGGCCGCATCTAAGCAACAGTTCGAGCTTGCACAACAAGAGCTTGAGCTACAGCGAGAGATAGCCGCAGATCAAAAAGAACTTGCCGATCAGCAGATGGCGTTTCAGCAAACGTCTTTCGACTATCTGGTTGAGGAAAACGCACGCCGCGCAGAAATAGAAAGACTAAACAGAATAATCCAAGCGCAACAACGCCAGTATCTTATAGACGAGGCCGAGCGAGACCGCATCTTCCTACAGGAAGACAGGCAAGCACAGATAGAAAGACAGATAGCTGAAGACAGAGAAGCCGCGCGGATACAGGCTTTTCAGCTACAGAACATCCTTCGGAACCAGCAACTTGCCCAAGAAGAAAGAGATTTTGTTCAGCAACAGCTAGAAAGAGCGCAAGCTATTGCCGAGGGCGAAAGAGACCAAGACCTGCGTTTCTTTCTCCAGAATCAAGCCAAGGCAGAAATTGAGCGCGACTTCTTAATCAGTCAATTTGAAGGCGCTAGGGATCAGTACAACCAAGAAAGAGCGTTAGACCTAGCGCAGAGAAACGAGATTGCTGGCTCTATATATGACTTGCAAGGAGCCTTGAGGCAGGCCCAAGGCGACCTTGGCCCAATGGCTGAGTTGCCGAGCCTGACTCCAGAGATGATCGACCAAGAGATTGGCCGACGATCTGCGCAATACCAGCAAGACGTAGACAGGGCGGCGCAGGCTGTTGCCAGCGTAGGAGAGGCAGACCTTATACGTCGAGGCATGGATACAGGAACCGCCGCCACACAGAAGCGCGGCGACATAGCGGCACGTCTGGCAGACCAGTACCAAGACGCAAGAGACAGGGCATACGACGACGCCTTGAAATACATTAGCGGCAGGACAGACTCCTTGGCCACTAATGTAAATGCACGCAACGCTCAAAGAGGACAAATACTCGGAGAGCTTCGTGATGTCTACTCTGCTGGCCTACCAGAAATGCTGAGACTGCCGCAGGTAAGAAGCGGCACAGGCGCGTACAACCTGCTTGGCAACATCAAGTCTGGCATCTATGACCGAAACTTGGTCAGCGGGGTCGGGCCTACAAATATGCGCCTGCCCACCGCGCAAACGTCAGATTATCGAAACCTTGGAAGTGGCATGGCGCGTTATGGGACACGCCTTAGCCCGTCGATATTCCGCAATCTGGCAGGTATTGAGTCTGCGGTTATGGCTCCATATACCATGGACAATCTGTCCGCTCCGTCTGCATACGGAGGTGTCGCTGGCGGCGTATTTGGTGACATGCTTCAAGGTTCTACGAATAGATTTAACGCCTACAACGATGCAGGTATAGCGGCGGCAGGACAAGCAGGAAGAGCTATGTCCGACCTATTTAATTACGGTATGAGTGCTGGAAGATTGTTTGATGAGGCATACCCCGACTTTGGCAGTGACCTTGGGAATTTCTTTAAAAATTTAGGGTCGAGCGGTAGCAGTGTGCCAGACATTGGTGGGCCAGCCTTCTAGCGGCTTAACTTGGATTTTTAATTATGTCGATGTTTACAGGATATGCTTACGATGCTTTTAGAGATGCTCGCGGAGAAGTTCGTCGTCGTAGAAGCGAGCTTGCTCAAGCGTTCGAGCAGTATAAGAAGAACAATCCTTATGCCACCTACGAAGATTATCAAAACTTTATTGACTCCCAGCTAGACTTTGGCGAGAACTACCTGCGTGGCGGCGTGGCGTCAGACAACCTGCTTCGCAGGCTTGCCAACGAGAACGCAGAAAGACAGGAAAAAGACGAGCAGTTGACGCGCATGGAAGAAGCCATGCAGAAGCTCAGGCTGGCAGACCAGTTTGGCGATTCTTCTCAAAGGTTTCTTGGTTCAACAGATTCTCTGACAGGAGATCAGGACGCCTTCTTGGGAGCATTGGGAATCAACAGAGCAGACTACGATCCTGCGGCTTTTCAAGATATGTATGGAACAGACCCTCTGGTCAACCTTACAGAAGCCAAGAGAAGCAGTGTGCTTCAAGCCAGAATGGCCGAAATGCAACCTCAAGTAGACTCATACATTGGCAGTCTTGATGGGAACGTGACCGTCGAAAACATAAGGTCAAGGTTTCCAAATCTTATAATGCCTGACGCAGATATTCAGACGCTTATATCCAACGCAGAACAGAATGCCCTTCTGGCCGCAGATGAAATTAGAATGAACTATGTTGATCGGTTTGAGTCGTACTTGGACAAATTCCCCGATGTCGATCCAAAGGTGGCGCTTGATGCGTTTAACGCTATGGCGGGAAGACAGTTGCAAAGCGCGACAGGAAGAAAGGGATTTGAACTTGAAGAAATCCAGCCGCAGTTAGATGCATACACTCAAAGAAAAGCCAGAGAAGAAGAGGAACGCACGCGGGCGGCTAAAGGCAAACTGGCCACACAAATAGACTCGATGTTCTCCAACGAGGCCGTTCAGAGGGCAATCTTAGAAGATAAAAACGACGCTCTGCAAACTCTTGCAATGCAACTGGAGACTCGCCTTACGCCGCAGGAGTTACAAGATGCATTTGGTCTTGACGAGGGACAAAGCATACCTACTGACAGCCCTGTTCTTAAAGAAATATACGACCAGTATTTTGACGTGGCAAAGAACAAGCTGGAAGAAAGCGCCGAAGACAGAAGGCAAGAAATCCGCAACCAAGTTCCGGGTCTGACAACTGCCGCATTAAACGACAATAAAGATAAGCTGGTTAGCTCTGTTCAAAACGCTACTGGCAACGAGAGCCTTGCTAAAGCGATTGTCGCAACTATGAGCAGAGACGAGTTTGATACTAGCTCGCCTGCATACAGGTCTGCATTGAATGCTTTCCGAGAAACTTACATGCGTGGCAGAGACCTTAGCGGCGAGCTAGATGGTGACGACGTAAACGAGCTTGCCCGAGCATTTAGGCAGACAATGCAGGACTATCAGGTTCCAGACATGTCTGGACGGGTTGACCTGCTCCAGCAATCCACAGAGGAACGTAACAGGGTTTATCGGGTTGAACGCCCAACAGATACCATTGAAAGGGAAGTAGCTGAAACCAGAGAAATGGTAGAGCAGGACTTTAAGCCCGTTGTAGACAGGATAAGGATGGCGATTGACTCTGGAAACATAGATCAGGCGTCAAGACTTATTCAGATGTTCCAGATGCAACAACAAGATGTTGCTCTGAGAGTGTCTAGGGCCGCGCAAGATCAATATAACGCCCAACCCAAATGGGCGCTACAGAGAGCGCCAGAAGATTTTGCCGCTCAAATTAGCGGAAGTTTTGCAGAGTCTATATCCCCGTATGCACAGGAAGTGCAAAGAATGGCTGAAGAAGTGACTCAGGCTTTGAATAGCGGGGCGGTTGTAGCGAACGATCTGGTTAGGTACTCCAACGAAGAAATCGCGGCTATGGATCAGATACCTCTGAACCAGCAGAGCGAAAGAATTACTCAGTCCATAGACAGAAACTTGAGCTTGATAGATAGCGTGCTTGATATTCAGTCTGGTGGAGAAATAGCCGAAGAAAGATTTGTTCCTATTCAGATGCCGGGGGGCTTTGTGCAACCTGTCTTTGAAGAAATGAGAGCCTTTACAGGTAGAGGCGACGACAGATTCTTGTCTGTTCAGCAGGTAAACAACGCTCAAGATAAAAAGACCCAGCTTCTTGACTCCAACAATCGCAATAACATTGTCTATAGGCTTGGCGTTTCAACTCCAGAAACAGCGTTTGCTCTTATTGCTGATATGAAAAATCCAGACATTAGCTGGGATGAGATAAGCAGTAAGTACCAGCTTGGCCAAGACTTGAGTCAGGGTGACATAGCTAACAGAAGAAGCCAGTACACCACTGAGGAGCTTCTTGGCTCAGTAGTTCGCCAGATACAAAGGCAGTGACAGAACTAGCCATACATTCCATGAACGGTCTGGCCGAGCATCCGATTTCTTATACCCAGAAGCACGTCACCTCCAAGCTAGTAGTCCCTGCCATAGAGCCTTCTCTCCAAAACCTCTACAAGCAGACCAGCGAGGTCACCGTTGTCTACAATCAGAGCGGCAGAATCGAGTCCGTAACCATTGTAAACACACACAATTATTGGGCTTAGGCAGGACGACCCCCAGACAAATAAAGGGTTAGACTCAGGGCTTGTCATTCTTTAGCTGGAGCTAACCATGGCCTACGGAATCCGTCCTAATTTCGGTGACGATCAGTCTGCTGATACAGATGCACCCACAAACGGATCGACCTACCTAGATATAGACCCCAACCAAGCCCTTTATGACCCCGGTTTTTTGACGGACATGCGGGATTTTCTGGAAGAAAACGGCGAAAGCGCCTTTCTTACAGATGATGAGGTCAGAGACAGGTTCTTTAGTGGCCAAGTCTGGACTAACTTCAACACCGCTGGCGCAGTAAAAGAGGCGGTTCGCAGTTCCGGCTACTCTCCAGAGCAACAAAATCGTAGCGCAAGACTCAATCAGCTATACAACCAGTTCCCTAATCCTTGGGAGCAGGGCGGTAGAGGCTGGGCTGGCGTTGGTCAGGGCGCGCTAGCGGCGGCGGCAGACCCAATTAACTTCCTGTATCCGGCTTACGGAGCGACACAAGCTGGTGCTAGAGCGGCTCGTGCGGCATACGCGGCTGGAAAAAACACTACGTCAGAGGCCATAAAAGCGGGCGTAAAGACAGGCGTTAAGCAGGAGATGGCGATTGGCGCTCTGGCTGGCGGTGTACACGATGCCGCCATGCAGGTCAGAGACAAGAACCTTGGCGTACAGGACGAGTTTTCCACCGGAAGATTGGCGGGACAAACCGCGATTGGCGCGGGTATCGGAATCCCCGTGGGTGCAGGAGTTGGTGCTGTCGGTGGTGCATTTGGCGGCATTCGCCAGATGCGTGCTGATCGCGCTGGCGGAAGAGGCTTACTGGCAGAAGAAACAGCCAGAAACGAACAGCTTCTTCTTGAAGACATGCGAGAAAACAAAGGCTCTCTTGCAATACCAGAAGCGGACGACGACTTCCTGCCAACAAGACAGGCGCTTACTGAAGCAGAAGAACTGGAACAGATCGAAAGACTTCTCAATGACAGCAGAAGGAATCTGGACGAGGCCATAGAAGGCGACGTTGACGCGGATGTCATCGGAGAGCACAGAAGAGAAGTAAACATGCTGGCTAGGCTCAGAGAGTTTAGGGGCCGACTAGCAAACGAAAGCGAGCAAATAAGGATTCTTGAGCAGTCAAATGACCTGCCCAAGCAACAACTGGCCGCTAACAGAAGGGCAAACTTCGAGAACGCATACAGCGAATACCGAAGACTCTTTAATCGCGCTCTTCGAGAAGAAGACACCCTAGCAGTTGATAATGCTGTAGCCGACGCGGGTAAAAACTTTGACGATTCGATAAAGCTGTTAGAAGACCAATCATCAGCAAACAAGCTGGCAGACCCAGATGCCGAAGCCCCAGATGCACCAGAAGGAGGCGCACCGGAGGGGCCGGACGCACCAGAAGGGGACGCACCAGATCAGACCCCTCCTCTCACCCCAGAAGCCGAGACTCCTCCTACGGGAGCGGTTGAGGGAGAGGGGGGGTCTACTACTACCTCTCCACTAGAAGATGCGCTCAAGTATTCAAGAGACTCCACTAAGCAGGCGTTGGCTGAGCTAAGAGCAAAGCTAGAAATAACTGACGAAGAAATAGCTCAGCTTATATCGGACGGCAGGGTAGCCGTAGGAAAGAAGGGGCAGATGGTCAAGCAGTCCATCTCCGATATTGAGCGGATAAAGACAGCGGAGCGCCTTGAAGCAGAAGCAGAACCCTCTCCTACTGTCGCAGAAGAACCCGATGCCACACCAGTGGAAACCACTCCAGAAGGGGAGGTTGCGACCGTTGACCCTGTTCGCTTGGACAGGGATGTCGAAACCATGGTGGCGTGGCTAGAAGATACTGGACAGTTTAAGGAAATAGCCGAAAGCGACTTTAACCCCAGTGTCATAAGGTCTCTGACAGAGGCTAATGCGCGAATGGCCGGGGTCACATCCCCCTCGGACGAAATCAGTGCCGCAGTATTAAAGAAGTTTAGAGATGCCCTACGAGGAGCATCGCAATCTGAAAGCACAATAAGAGTCCTGACAAAGACAGAAGTAAGGAAGCGTAACGCTTTCCTGCGAAAGCTAAAAAAAGAACAGCCCGAACTCTCCGACAGTGCGAGAGAGACGCTTGCAGATGATTTCATTATTTCAGAGCGTGCCGCTGTAGAAGACTCGAAAGCGAAGCCGCGAAGCACGCAAACGGCTATAGAAGAGAAGGGAGTATTTGAAGGCGCTGGACGTACAGCGGACGGGCGCATACAGAGCTTTTTGAAGTACAACACTCCCATCGCTAAGGGCAGTGACTACACCATCATAGATCGTATTGGCAGTCAGTCTTTTGAAGATGCGTATATTCGAGCAAAAACGCCGGGCGAACTAGATGTACAGCCATTCATAGCAGATGACGCTAGAACTTCTTTCGTAGACGAGAACGGCACAAAGCGCCTTATGAAAAAAGGCGAGGCTGGCTTTGTCGATGGCGTTACGGGAAAGGCTTTCCAGACAAAAGAAATGGCTGTCTCTGTCAGAGAACAAAGGACTCCAAAGACAGAAGTAGATAATGGAGCGGTGGCCGCATTCAAGGCTGAGCGGGAGCAAGAGCTTCTGAA